TGTAGCTTTCCAACTTGTTTTACCTGAAGGTGCAGACCAAATTTGTCTTGTTTCTTTATGCCGGATTATCCATGTTTCAAAGGGTTTAATTTGTTTCATCTACTATCATCCAATCTCTAGTTACATATCCATAAGGTTTATATACTATTGTATAACCCTCTATGAAAATAAAATCAAACTGTAATTTTGAGATTATTGTTTTCAAATGATCCTGAATTCCACCTATGGCATTAAACTGCTGTTCTGTAACTTTCAATTTTGATCTTATATCAAAATATGTTTCTGGGTTTAGCATCGCTTCTGAGATCAAACCTAAAATAGCCCCAGCAGTTTTGCCTGTGCAAAAATTAAACTTAGCTTGATAGTCTATTAAGCACTCCCAAGATAACCCCGTACATATTTTCCTAGCTAACTTACTGTATTTGTATTTCATTAATTCTCCTTAAGGTAATTAACTATCTGTTCTCTTCGTTTCGGAGCAGAACTAGCTGGAACAATTCCCCGCTCAATTAACCAAGGCTTTCCACTTTGCTCTTTTAAGATTGCAATAGCTTTCTTCTGCACAGTTGCTTCATCAAAACTTAGTCCCTGTCTTTCTGCATAACTTTTTGCTTTGTGTGCTTCTGGTGTAACTAATTGCAAACTGTTTGGGGGAGGAATTAAGTGCTTCAAAAACTCTAGTATTTCTGATTCATCATTAATTGACACATTGCCAGAGATATGATCTACCTCTAACTTACTTTTACCTTCCCATTCACCACTCAATGCACAATAAGCGCCTGACTTGGCTCTCCCTGTATACCCTTCTGGAGGTTTGGAACATGCCCCATTTTTAAATATAATCTTAATGGGGCTCTGATTCCAAACAGCCTTTCTCAAAGATCCTCTGAGATAAGTGAAAAAAGCTGTTTTATTCTTCCAGACTTGTGGATACCATTTCCAAGGCTCCCACTTATCCATAAATAAATCCTATTTATAGTCCTCAGAAGAGGAAGTAATAACTGTTTCTTCTGCCTGTGCAGCTTCTTGCTCAGCCGCTAAACGTTGTTGTTCTTGCTGATACATCCCCTCCAAAACAACTGTATTACGAAGGAAGCTTTTAGAAAGCTCTTCATGATGTTTCTGCAAAAACAAAGCTTCGTTGTGTTGCTTTTGAATTTCTTCTAATTTAGTCATTCATTATTCCTAATATTCTATTTTCAATTTATCAAAGATATCTTTGATATCCACTTTGTCATTTTCAAATCTTAGCATACGAGCTAGATCAAAATTTTCTCTTATCATGTACAACCAATCGATATTTAATTTATCTCTTCTCCATCCCTCAATAATAGTAGGCTCTGGATAAAGTTTCTTATAAACACCAATTAAATTTTCTAAAGCTGATTTGTCATCTACTGAATCTACCAAAGCTTTATATGCAGACTTCTCACCCCACTTAGTTTCTGTACCAGAATTAGCATGATAGCAATCAGAATCGTCTCCAAATGCTACTTGGAAGTAGAGAAACATTCTCCCAATACCACGTACATCACCTTTTTCAGTCAACCAAAGTTTTCCAAACTGATCACCATTTTGAATGCCTTCATCAATTCTGTTCATATTCATGAACTTGATAGGCTGAGCATAGTAATCTTTATCTACCCCAACAATAATTTTATTGTCTTGCTGATAGCACTCTTGTACAACTCGATCATCTGCTTCAATGTCTCGAACGATTTCACATTTAAATCTTTTCTCAAGATAGTCATGTACATCTTGTAAATGAATTGGTTTTATTAAATCGCTTCGTTTACCCTTATAGTGTTCTACAGTAGAACGGGCTACACGAAAACTTTCACCTTCACCCAAGAATCCATAAGACTTAGTTGCACCAATAGAATTTCCACAACCTTCCCACATTAATTTCGCTGTGTGCAAAACATTTTCTAAAGGTTCTGGATACTGAACATCTTCATAATCGAACTCTTCTACCAAATAAGGAGAAGTTCTGTTCTTATTTTCTTCAGCTAACCAACCTCCAGACTTCTTGGCCCAGTGACCATAGAATTCTGTTCTACTTGCAAACTCTCTAATCACTCCAGTAGCTCTATGAGTTACTTGTACTGCCCTTCTTTCTCCCGCAGATGCAGCCGTATGCTTGATATAATCAGCATCAACCACTGCTATCAATCCCTTACTCATTCCACTTATCCTTTATATATTCCCAATATGATCCAACATAAACACTATTGTCATTCCAAAAATTAACAAGCAATAAGATAAAACTGCTTGTTAATAATGGATTGTACTCAAACACTGCATCAATAAGTGTTATAATTACTAAACTTGGGTAGTAAAGAATAAGTAAGATAGCGAGCGAAAATACTGCCACTAACTTACTCATACTTATTTCCTAATTAGAATGGACTATCGTCATCCCCTTGGTCTTCTGCTGGAGCAGCTTTTGCCTTTGCAGCTTTAGCAGGTTTAGCTACTGGAGCTTGTGGCTCATCTTCTTCTACAGGCTTAGATGCTTCTGGAGATTCTAAAAGCTTCTGTAAAACACTTCCTTCATATTCAGGAGCAGCTTTCATCATTGCAATTACTTTGCCACGCAAGAACACTAAGGTTTCTTTAGTAACGTTGTTATGGTTTATAATAAGTGGCTTAGTAGTGAGTTCTTCAACTTCTACTGGTTTACCTTTAACCATTGGCAATTTACTAGCACCTTTAAAGTTAACATTATTGTAAACAATAACATTTCCTTTATCGTCTTTTTTACCATTCTTATCTTTGGTACTTGTCACTTCAACATCAGCGTAGAATGCTGCACCAAGTAATTCTGCAATATTCATATTGTTATTGGCATCAGTACCTAGAATATGATCATTACCTGTTGCCTTGGCAATCTTAGTAAGCAAGTTTTGTGGATGGAATGTCCACACCTTACCTTCAATTAATTTACCCTCAGCATCTCGTGGTGGAACAGCAGTGAAGTTTACTCCCTGAATATCTCCACGGAAATTTTTATTTAGCATTAAACGATATTGTTTTTCTCCAATATCACCACCGTAGTCAACCACTTGATCTACTAAGTCAGCAAATATAACTACTTGTTGACATGGTTTTTGTGGGGTGACAACTTTAGTCGCTTCATCAACAAAGTCTTCGCGCTTTTGTGTACCAACGTCCACAATCAAGCTAATACGAGCTGATTGGTTCCCTGCCTCTGGAATTGGAAATTTATAAGCAACTCCATTTGGAGCTACGTTAGAATATGATCCAGCTTGTTTTGCACTGCCTTGTGATTTAGGTATATAACTCATTAGTTTGTCTCTTTATTTAAATTTAATTTACTTAACAGTTTATTTAGAAAATTCCAGCTTACTTCCTTGCGAAGTTTCCGCCACCCTTTAGTTGGGTGATAGAAACCATCCCTTGTCATGTGATCACCTAAACCAATAGAAGCCTTAGGCACATCACCAACAAATTTCTCTTTGACATTATGTTTATGTCGTCTATTACTCACATTAACTCCTTAGTGAATCTCTGAATATCGTGTACCAAATTGTACATCACAACCAAGTTTCTTTCTTAGCATGAAAGTTGTATTCACTTCTTCAACAGCAGCATTTAACATCTCTTTTACAGCGAGCTTGTTTTCTTCTGTGTCTTTAAATGAAACCACTAATTCATCATGAAACTGTCCTGATAATCTTTTTACAGACCATTTCTCTTTCATTTTTTCTAAGAATCTGTCCACCCACATATCAAACATGAAACTTCCTGTTCCTTGACATAGAGTAGAGAATCTATCTTTGTTACTACGAATGTTGTAACAGAAACCATTGATAGGATTAATTAACCATTTAAGTCCCCTAGCATCTGTTATCACACACTGATCATCAGCAATAGCTTCGATTGACCAATTCATTTGTTTGTAACCTTCTACAACCTTTTTAGCTGTCGCTAATGGAATCTTAGATTGTCTTGATAAAGTCTCTGCGCCACTTCCATACTGGCAAGCATAATTTCCACCTTTACCTGTCTGTCTAATAATCCCTAACTTTGTGAATTCTGCTTTCTCCTCTGGAGATAAATCATCCCTTTTCTTAAGCTCTTTGTATCGAGCCTCCTCTGCGGGAGAAAGTAATCCAGCAAGTACTGCTAGCTGCAAATGAGGGTCATAACCTTTGACCGACATAATCTCAACATACTCAGGGTCATGAGGTATCATGAAATTATGTTTAATTCTGTCTTCCAGACTGCTCATATCACTACCACACAAAATCTTCCCTTTCTCAGAAATTAAACTTCCACGGATATATTTTCCGAAGGGTTTACTTACTGATACTAAATTAACCAATTCCCTATGCTTTTCCCTCAGCGTATTGGTAAATCCTCCATTTCTTGCTACTAGAAATCCATCCTCTGACAAATCCCTTTTAAAGCCCTTCAGCACGCCATAGCGATGCTTTATCACACTGTACTTGGCATAGGCCATAATCTCTGGCACAACCTCTGCTAGCCGCAATACAGAAGGGCACAGCTCCTTCCCATCGTCACCATCCCTGTTAATTTGTGGGATCTTCCTTGGCACAGGTTTAAGATGCTTTTTATAACCACTTTCAACCCAAGCTGTCTTATCGCTATCCTTAATGTCGTACTTAAATGTTTCTGGCACCCAGCCTTTAGAAAATAGGAAGTCTTTAATTTGTTGACTACCATTAATATTTGGGGGCTCATACTTGTTAAGAACTTTTAATTCAATGTCACTGACCACAATGACAAGTTCATTTCCATCATCATCCTTCTGACCAATCTTAGCTAGTGCTGCTTCCCAGTTAGATCCTGATACACTCAACTCACCATTCTTCTTGTAACAGTCTTTTGGCTTGTTTTTCTTAGTGTATTTGGGCACTTGAGGCATTACACTCTCAAGCTCTTTTGCAGCAGCATCAATAAATCCTTCTAGCTCAGCAATACCTGCATCAATTGCTTCCTCATCAGCCTTGAATCGTGTCTTTTCCTTCAGACGACTTATATCCATTTTGTGGCAAAGAAATTGTAAAATCCTATCAATGTAATCTTCAACAGAACTTGACTGTTTGTACTGATCGATATGACAAACTTCTCCCTCCACTCGCTTACCATCCACATCACCAATATCAACAGCAAGCTTCACTCTTTCATACATATCGATTAAACGATCTTTTAAATCCTCCCAAAGTTCGTAGTTAATCTCAACGTCTGTTTCACATCTAAATTTATACTCTTCGTAAGTAAGATTTTCCCAATCGTCAATTTTAGGTTTGGCAATTCCATAGTCCTCTAAGAACGAATCTAAACCATGTTTCTGACGTTCAATATTGAGATACCAACTCACTGCTAAAGTATCAATAACCATTAGGTTAGATAAATCAATTCCTAAGATTTCTTCTGCTAAAGGCACATCGAAGCAAATACCATTATGCATAACAATTGGAATATTATTATCTATATGATATTTGAAGAAGGCAATCAGCCGCTCTTTATTATCTCCCTCAATACTTTTAATTGTCTTATCAGATAGTTTAAATGATAAAACATGGATCTTGGTGGCTTCATCCAGTAAACCATCCGATTCTAAGTCTGCTACAGAAGCATTAGCCCAGTTTGTTATCTTTTTCAAAGTGTTCCTCTACCATAAAGTTTCTCCTTCCCATTCATATTCCTTTAATCTTCCTGTGTCAGGGTTGTACTGAGATTTAATTTTTTGCTCATTACCATAATCTCTATTTTTTATAAGAGACAAGAAAGAATTGTGTTTGGTCTCTCCAAATTTATTTCTCTCAAATCCTATAATGTTAGAGAACGATCTCATGATACCCCTACTTCCTGTAAGTTGAGCTGGCAATACCTCTCCACCCTCTTCATGACTTCGACCAAATTTAGGAGGATTCAAATGTGATAGCACATAAATATGCATATCTAATTCACTAGCCAAATTTGCAATTTCACTTGAGTATCTGTTGATAAACTCATTAGCTTCTGCTGTTGGCATCGTATCCACTAATCTGGTCATGTTATCGATATAAGCAAATTTGCATCCATACTCTGCATTATTAAATCGAATAGCATTCAGTATTTCTGGTAAATCAAATCTGTAACTAGAATTCCCTTGACTATTCCACATAAAGATCTTATCTTCCAAGCTCTTCATAGTCTCATAGTATTGTTCTTTGTTTTTCTCAAAGACTTCCGGTCTGTTATAAGGAATAGAATCTATCTTAGCTGCAATGTTCCAACAGGTTTTGATATTATCTTCTTCCAGCAAAGCGACGAAGCTTGGCAATTTATGGAAATTTGCATTGTGAGCACTAGATTCATGAGCTATGGCTGTTTTACCACCGCCTACACATCCAGCAACACAAGTAGCCTCCCCAAATCTTTGACCATACATTACGGTCGATAATTTTTCCCAAGGATGAGATAAACCAGACTCAGGTTTGGTAATTCCCCTTTCCATTGCCTGACTAACTGTAACCACACCTTGTATTGGAGGTTTACGAGCTTTCCATTTAACAAATTCAATAAAGCTTTTATAATCGCCAGACTGTAATGCCTCGTTAGCGTCCTTAACACCAGTGACATGTGGAGCTTCTAGAACATTTGGCAATACTTTTTGAACTTCTTTAACAGCATTAACCCCAGCTTCATCATTGTCAAATACTAAAACAATTTCATCAAACAGTTCCTCTATTTCCTTACGCATTCTCCCTAATGTAGGGGCTGCACTACCGGCTCCATGAGGAATAGAGACAACAGCATGTCTATACTTTCCATTCTGCCCAAACGTATGGTCTAGCATGTACTCCAAGGAAAGACAATCCCATTCCCCTTCCGTCACATATAAACGCTTGGTTCCTCTCTTCTTCGCAACTTCCCAGTTAAAAAGATCACAACCAACAATTTCTCCTACCGACCAATGCAATTTTTTATTCAGTAAAATTGTTTTGTAACCTTTTAGATTTCCCCCTAATGAGTAAGGAAAGTTAAAAGAATTTGGAGTTAATCCATCAAACTCACTATAAGCTAATCTTACGCCTGCCTTTTTAAAGTATTCTTTAGGAATCCCTCTATAAGTAAATTCAGGGTGTTTTAGCTCTTTAATCTCCCGAATCTCTGCATCAATTTCTTCCTTAGTCTTTTTCTTTGGTGGTTCTGGCTCATACCCTTCGTCATAAGGGTTTTCTACGTACGCCTCTAATCCTTTGGCTGCACAAGAGAAACAATAACCAGTGTATTTACCTCTACCATCATCATAAAAGACCTGTAATCCTTTCGCAGAAGTACAATGATCTACTTCATGCTTTATCTTTTCTATACAGCTAATTTTGATTTTCCTTATTTTGTTATTACATCATTTAACAATGAACTAAATGAATATCCATCTTCAAGTACGTCATCAATACTCATATTGTAAAGGATGTCTACAGCAGCTTGTAATGCGTCTACTGCATATACTCTTAGTAATGGTTCATCTAGAGGGTCTAAGTCATCTTGATACCAGTCTTCTAATACGGCTAATAGTTCCGAATCATATTCTCCTGTATCACTATCAAAATAGGGACCGTAAGCCCAGTGATAAGAGTCACTATCGGCGTAGCCATTCATAATATTCTTTGCAAGATCTACACAAGCTGATCGAACTTCAGGCAGACTCAGTAAAAATCTATTTTCTGACTCTTCCTGCTCTTTATAATATTCACTCAAATAATAGCTATTAGAATCTTGATACATACAATATCTCCTATTTTTCTAAGTTACAGAAACGACAAAGGCCATTTACTGGCCTTTATGTTTTACTATGACACTACCTTTTAGTTTAGCTTATTTTACATTCCAACGAAGTTGATTAAGCTGTACTGAACGGAGCTTAACTTCATTACCTGTACGATTAAGAATATCTAAATCTACTGTGGCCATGCGTTTAACATTGTGTTCTTCCAATTTCTTGGCAACATTCTTGGTCATCAAAATCTCACGAATTGCACTTTCAGTATCTGTCTCAATCAAGACATTTTCATAAGATGCAACAAGAGCATCAGATACATCCAAGCCCTTATCATCGTCAATCAATTCAATTGTTACTGTTCTACGTACACCCATATTAACATCCTCTTGTTTAAGTTTAACATCTGTTTCAGAAACACCCATATTATCAGGCATTTTCCAATAACCACCAACTCTCATTAAGTACTCTTTATCCCAAACCATCTTTACAGATTGTGAAGCACTAGATTCCACTTTAGCATTAGATGAAGATATTTTCAAATCTTTTTCTACTTTATTTTCAACTAATTCTAAATCTGAATATTCATAATCTTCTGATTCTTCATTATCCCATATAACATGGAAGCAGAAACCGGAAGATCTTATTTCGCTAACAGTACCTTCAATCTCTGCCGGATTTCTGGGAGCATTTCCATAATATCTTGTACCCTTTCTTATCTTAACTCTACTACCTACTTTTAACTCATTAGAGTTAGATACTACCTCTGGAAGAGTCCTAGTTGCCTTTTCAGAAATATAATTTGGACCTATATCTCTAACTGAAATTTTCTTAGATTCTCCACCAACAATAGCAGTATGGTCAAAAGGGCCACCAGTATCTAAATACTTATTTAAGACAGAGTCATCACATAAATAATGATACTCTTTTCCATATAATCTCCCATCAGTATAAAACTTTACTTCCGCAGTATGCTTAAACTTATTAGTGTCTGGCATAGAGTTTGGTTTATAAGAAGATTTATCCGTAATTTTTTGTCTGCTCATTTCATATTTCTCTCCTACATATTTTAAATCTTCGAGATAAACGTAATCCTCATCTGTACCATTAGTAAAACTAGGACAAATAGAGCGATCATCATCCTCAAGCCAAATTAATTCATCTATAGTGAATGGATAACAATTTTGATGACCATCCCTTTCCACGCAATGAAAAAGGCTTTCTTTTGTCCAACCTGCCTGTTCAAATGGCGTTCCCATAATTTCCTCCTGTACTAAAAAGGAATTTCTTCCTCTTCTTTGAATGTTGCTTTAGCTTTTCTTTGGAATATAACCCCACGATATCTAAATACACTTAGTAAATCATCAAATTTATCTATCCGGCCAAAATCAAGGGTATCTTCAAGTAGAGTATACAATTCCTCTAACATTTCAATAGGTGTACGTTTATCTTCTTCGACAACCTTCACCTCTAATTTCTTAATGTTACTTTGGTATTCTACACTAGATTTTACTAGCTGTCTATAGTTATCATCGTAGATAGTTTTTACATTATCATAGCCAGACTCCTTAAGTTGTTGCTCTTCATCTGTATTAGATGCAATAACAACAGTATCTCCATGTTCTTTTTTAACCAAGTTATAAGCCTCTTCGGCCACGGCTTGGCTTTTTATACTGGCGTAATAACCTCCAGTATCTCGAACACGATCTCTGACCATCTCTGCCACTTCTTTGGGCGGAAAAGCCTCTTCCAGCAATTTGGTGGTATTAGCAGCCAAGTTCCAACTATCAACAGACTTACGATCCCTGTTTAAAGGGAGGTATGCAGGAGCAAAATCATAAGAATACTTATGTCCTGTTATATCTGTGACGAATAGGCCACCTACGTAGAGTTTATTGGGCCTATCAACTAATATCCTACCAATACTACCTTCCCTAACTTCACCAAGATCATCCTGTAAGTACAGGCAATCATGAATGATACTTTCCCTTAGCGTGGGAGTTATCCCCTCAATAAGATAAGTGAGATCCTCATTATCTTCTAGGTCTGTTTCTGTAACACACAATACCTCTTGCTCAAACATTTCAGTGTACTCAAAAGAAGGTATCCATAGCTTGTTACCATTCTTAATAGTGACCTTATGCCCGTTCCTCAATAAGACCAATAGCGCGTCTTTGTAGCCCTCTCCCTTGCCACCCACTACCGTAGGGTCCCCTCGCTTGCCAGAAGCCCCCATAAGGAGTGTAGCAGGGCTTAATTGAACACCTTTAGAGGTAAGCTCGATAGTAGGGCCACTAAGATCATATTCAAATGTACTTGGATCGTCCAGACAGTTTTGGACAATCTCCCGTATAGCATTAGGGACTGTCCAGTCTAAAACATAAGTGGCAAGCAAAGATGTCCAATAACGTTTCATCAATTCAACTCCAAATTAAGTTCTTCCTCAATAAGGACACGATTATCCTTAAAAAGGAAACTCTCTTGTGTTTTCCCACCAAACCAAATTTCACCTTGCTTTTTCCAAGGCAAAAGATTTCCCCAGATAATATTAAATTCCTCTTCGATTTTAGTAATCAATTGGGAACAGCTTTTACCTTGTAACTCTTTGTGAGAGTATAAGCTTTGGGCCAACATTTGGACTGAGTTTCTTTCCCAATCTTGTTGCCTCCAAAGGAGATAATTAACTACTTCCTCCCTTGGAATATTAAATACCCTAGAGTCAAATACAGCAGTGGGAAATAACTGACCTTCCTCTGAGTCATCTTTTAGATAATAGTTCCAAGCCATAGTACACATACTGGCACTGATAGAGCACATCTTTTGAAGATTGTTACTGAACCAAGCTTCAGTCTTAAATGTAGACCAATCTTTCAGTACTAAAGAAATCTCATCAGACTGAGAATAGCCTGCAATTACACCTTGAATATTTGTACAAAGAAATTCTAACACATATTTTCTGACTCTGTGAAGATCTTCACTAAAAGGTTTATCAACATGTTTCGTATATGTATGAAAAGCCCTTCCATCCAAACGGATAACCACAGGCATTCTTTTAATCAAGAAGTTACGATTCACATATTCATAACCCTTCATTCTATCGCCAAGACTATTTGCCAATATCTGTACTCCTATTTGTTTATCATTCTTAAAAACTCATTAAGCCCTTAAAAATGATGCCTCTTACGAAGCATCTAGTAGCTCTATTATTAATCCTATTCTATCTTAAGCGATCCTTACTTATTTAGGAAAGTTCATAAAGGGAATTGGGGCACCAGCATAAATATTTTGTGGTAGGGCACCATTCCAATTTTCAGCTTTTTTCATTTCTACTTCAATACGACGAAGTTCTAACACATCTTTATTTTGAGCTAGTGCAGCATTCTGAATTCGTAGTGCTTCAGCTTGAGCTGATGCAATCTTTAAGTTAGCGTAAGATTCACCATCAGCCTTTGCACGAGCGGCATTAGCTTCAGCTTCAGCAATAGCAACTTTCTGCTTTTGCTCTGCTTCCACCGTCTTCAGTTGATTCTCTGCTACTAATCGTAATTGCTCTTGAGTAACCTTTTGATTAATTGCTGTCATGTAAGTGGCAGAGAACTCAAAGTTACGCATATCAACGTTTATTACGTTTGCACCATATAAAGACAGTTTCTTAGACAAAGCTTCTACAATATCAGTTGATACTTTTGCACGTTGACTAATAAGGTCTGGTGCAGTGTATTTGGCTGTTACTGCTTTAAATACTTCAGCAGTTGCTGTCTGTACATATGAGGATAAGTCACCATCACGAGAGTATTTCTCATATACTTCTGCTACACGGTCTGGGAAGACATTATAGCGTACAGTAAGACTAACAAATACCGGTTGTGTATCACTTGTAGCCCCTACAGCCTTCTCGATAGTGGCTTCTTCTGCTCGTGTATTGAATACAGAGAGTTTTTGCCAAGGAGGTAGGATTACTAAACCCTCTTGTTCAATACCTTTAATAGCACCAAACTGAGTTACTACACCACGAGTACCAGTGGGGACAGTGTTAAATGGACTTAACACAGCGAGCACAATAATTGCTATAATAGAAATAATTCCCCATTTAGCAAGTTTTGATACGGATTGTTCATTCATAATCTATTCTCCTTAGTTTAAAATAAAATTTATTATAACACCTTTACTTAAGCTTTGTCTATAACTTAAATTCTTTATTAACTATCTTTAACAAGATCATTGAGCAAATCTTCCATTTCCTCTAAAATAGAGATTTGCCCTTTAAGATATCCAAGATCCCAACCAGCATGGTAGGTAAACCAAATTTCTCTTCCAGAGTGTCTATTTTCTATCTTATCTTTTAAAGAGTTAAGTCGCTCTAGTCTTCTGGCAACCCTATCCCTAGAGGCTTTTATTTCAACAGGGTCAACCACAATTATCTCCTCAACTTAACAAATTAGTTAATTTTTCTAAAATTGCTTGGGCTCTTTCCTTTTCAGATTGATGTTCTGCAACTTCTCTCTGAAGGTCGGCCACTTTAGCTGTGTTTTCTGTTATAGCATTATCACGAACGCCAATAACATCTTTCAGCTTATCTACTGTCTTTTGTAAAGAAGAGATAGCATCATCCACAGTTAGCAATTTACCAAAAACATTAAGTCCCATTTTACTACTCCCGATATTTAATTATTTCCAAAGACGATTACGACATTCTTCGAATGTAGTTTGTTTCATCAATTTCCCATTCAAAAACAGAGAAGTTAATTCCCCTGTAGCTTCTTGCTCTAGAGTTTGCTGATCATATAGAACGTAATCATCTCCCTCTTTTTCCACACGTAACAATCCTTTTGCTGACTTCTTCATACCGCTATCAGTAATTGGATCTTTAAACAACTCATAACCAACACCATCAACTTCGCCATAGGTGGCTTTAACTGCCATACCCAAGCTATCACGAGTTAGATACTGCATTGTATAACTGCCTACACCAAACACTATGTTTGTTGAGGCAAATCCTTTGGCTGCTAATCGTTCCATTACATCTAAAGCCACTTTAAGTGTAATAGAATCACCATAGATCAATCCTATGTGACTGTCTAATACTTTATACCCTTGTTCGGTTACAGTGCCTCCAAACGTCTCCCAAAGTAGTTCTACAGAGCCTTTTACTTCGGCTTCTGAAAGCTCATCACCTGTCATAGACTCAAAGTATTTACCTTGATATTTATAGGCTTTAAACCCACCAGACAGTGCGCCACTAAGAACAGCTACTTCGTTTGAGTCATCTTCAGGGTCAAAACAAGATAATCCACAAATAATATCCGCAGGGTTACCAGAATCAGGACGAATCACCACTTTACTCAAACCAATATCATTAACTGGACGAGCAAGAATTTCCTCTTTCAAAATAGGCAAATACTCCTCCAGCACTTTCCAATAATCATAGGTATCACTTACTACACTTACAATGCCAGTAGGATAGTCTACAGTAATCCATTTACGGTAAGATTCTAATTCACCTTGTACAGCAGTTCCAAGACACGCAATAGAGTGTTCGCTTGCTGGTACAGAAGTTGCCACAAAGTACTTCTCAATATCAGTGAAGTAGTACTCTTCAATTAATTCTAAAGCTGGAATTGTATCTGTACCATTTGTAGATAAGCACATTCCGGCTGCACAGCTTGCTGCATCTTGACGATTTGCCATTCCACGGAATTCAAAACCATGAATCTGGAATTGTGTGCCCATTAAGCTGCCAGTGGTCTTCAGTGCATATTCATTAATCAGTTTACGATATTCAGAGATAATCGTAGCTGTGGTAATTGGTTTCCAGCACTCACAAGACATCACAGTTTCGAGATAGTTCACTAACCATGCAAAATCTGGATGAGTATTTGTAATAGTCCACAAAGGAACTTTAATATTTACACGATTACCCTCATCAATAGATTTTATGTGTAAAGGCAGATAACCAATATCATGCAAAGCTTCGAAGTGTGCCATATCAACAGCATCTTTACCAAGGTAAGCATCTACAAGGCGTTTGAATTTCTTAATAGCCTTATGTTTAGGCATTTGAAAGAACTTACTGTTCCACTCATTAATCAAGAATTCAATGACAAACTTTTGGAATCCAAATACTACTACTTTACCATCCCAACGATCTTGCAGGACGGGGAAATGTTTGCCAGAACGGGCTGTCATATTTGAATAAAGCTTAGTTGTACCTTTATTCATAAACCCTTTGTGCGAAAGCTTATAACTATCTGTTTGTGCTAATGGCATAATTATCTCCTAATATAAATTTACTTAATTGTTAATAAACTCTTCCAGCAGTACGGATATTTTCATATATCTCGCCAGCCTTTTCACGCTCCTTACCAATATCACACTCAACGAAGTAGGCATGTGCTGCCTTCTGTGCTTCATCAATTAGGTGATCTCGTTTACTTTTAAGATATTTTATCTTAAGTTCTTGAGCGTCTTTCTCACAATTCTTGTTTGGACAATACCAATTAGAGGGGTGTGCAGATTCACCGGCCATACACTCTAGGCTGTGTCCACATTTTTGGCAGTGATCACTAAACATAATCATTTTACCTCTTTCCCCTGATTGAAATTGTTAATATCAGACATTGTAACATAATTACTTACAGTTTGGTATACATGAAGCTTATCTATTTTACCTTTAAACAAATCCAAACCTTTAGCGAATATGCCATGAGTGACGTACAAATGAACTTCTTTTGCTCCAGCTTCTTTAAGCTTCTCAGCGAGAGGGATGAATGTTCCACCTCCATCACAAATGTCATCGACAATATAACATACCTTATTAGTAAGATCAATACCTTCAGGTAAAGTAGTTTCTAATATTTTACCGTTGGATGGATCTCTCACTTTTTCTGCCTCGACAACAAATGAAGCCACCCAGCGAGAATCTAAGTATTGTTGAAGTTGATGGATCTTAGTCTTGGCCCCCTTATCAGGACTTATTAAATAATCTCCAGATTGGAATCCAAAAACTGTATCTCTAAAACATTGGTACTGCTCTTTCACTTCAAAAGCGAGATTATCTGCATAATTTTTATAAAAGTCACTATGCGGATCAGTTAAATGAATCTCAATATTATCTAATTCCCAACAAAGGAATTCATCAAAGAAACATTCTAGAGGGCATGGATTACCTCTCTCAAACACTCTATCTGCTCTGCCGTGAGGTAGATATGGTAAATTTATAATAGTCTTTGTTTCGTAGTCTGGAAACAATACCTCCAAAGCATACATAACCAAGCCGATTTCCCACAAATAGTTATCTGCGGGTGTAATTGGGTCAACTGTAATGCATATGTATCTTCTTGGAGATAATCCTTCAGGAACTTCTAATTTTACATTAGATCCCCCATCAGAAAATTTAATCTTTTTTACAGGAACTTCTACCCCATCTATGAATAATTGTATTGTCATTGCGCAGTCTCCTTAAAAAACCCATTATGAACCAGTTGTTTATATCCATCGATAATGATTAAAACATCCTCACTAATTTGATTACCTTCAAACGTGCCAAGATGATTAGCTAATGCATTCATTATGCGCATTGGTAAAACAATATTTGGATTTATAGGTTTATCTGAGTAATCACCATAATGGTAATTTACTAATTTCTCAATGAACTGGACAGAATTTTCTATCTCAGCCCGAGTATATTTTCCTTCATATTTATCTTTCATATAGTATCCTATAAATATTCTCTATAAACATTTAATAACCATTGATCCCAATAATTCCTGTCAACTTTGTTTGGTAAACTACTTTCCTCTGACATCTTTTCGATCTTAACGATAAGAGAATCTAATTCTGGCTGAACTTCATTTACAAAGTTAAGCTGGCCTGTTTTTACCGCCAACAAAAATTCTGTTTGGGGGAGGGGATATTCAAAATCTCCATCATTCAAAATACCAAGCATTTGATAAGAAGCCCTTAGTGCATGACTAACAGCCTTCCAGTCTACGCCCTCATCATTCTTAGCTTTTCTCGCCCTATCACCATATTCAATGTAGAGTTCCCAGACATGTACCATCAATTGACTCAGCGTTAAGGTGTCTTGGTACTTACGACCACAAACCTCATAGAATTGGAGATCTTTCGCCCCTTGAGATTTATCTGCCATTGAACATCTAATCAAGAAATCATTTACAGGCAATTGTTCATAAATATCTCGGATTTTCATAACTTCCCTAGCTTCAACAGGAAATCTTTTATCAAGGAAGTTAATCACTTCTTCAACAGCAGCCATACGACTACCCTTAATCCCATACTTGTTAGCTTGCTTACGAGCATAACCAATATAGGACTTCATATCTTTGGTGTAAAAGATCTTACGTCTATTTTTTAGCTCCCACCATATTTCACCAATATTAGACTCAAATATTTCCTCTCTTGCATGAAGCATATCCAAAGCTACGGTCTCGCCTTTACAGGCAAGTTCTATAAAATAGGGAAGAGAAAATATCTCCACGTCAATATCATCTTTAGTATTCTTAGTCTTATCATTACCTGTAGATTCAGAATAATGCTTGGCATAATTTCCAAGCAACAAATTGTCTTTATCTGGCAGATAGATTCCTTTATAGTCTTTATCTGAAGTGGGTGTGTTCAAACCATAAAGGTGGCTACCGAATAGGCATTTCATAATTAAATTCATATTAATAGCTCGCCACTGTAGTATTAACATGTCTTGTGCAATTTTTCCCACAAGACTGTGTATAAGATGTTGTAGTATCTGCTCTTGGGCAATGCACTACTGTTATTCCTGTTTGCAGTCCACCTTGACCTAGATAGTAAACTTTACATCCAGAAAGTTCTGGTGGTAATTTATAATTTTCACTATCATCGGTATAAGACTTGTCTCCACAGCCCACAAGACAAAGAGTAATCATTATTAAAATTAGTGCCTTATTCATTAAATTCTGCTCCTCTCATTATTAATACGGGATCTCCAAGTTCTTTTATAAACTTATCGAAGATACTGCTAAATTGCCCCCTTAACTCTAACAAATACTCTGTTTCTGGGATATTAACCAGACCAGTACTTAAATGCGCCTGTGTTTCATCTATAACAACAGAAAACGAGTATCCCTCATCCTGTAAGGTAGCGAAAATAACATCTAGAGTCAAACGATCTATAGCTAACACTGCATCAATCATTACTTGTCGATATTCTAAATTAGTACTAAACAGCGCATGAGCCAACTCATGGTCTAAAGTTTCTTTATCACATGTTTTAATACCACACAAATAGTATCCATTATCCCCTATTTGGTTCTTTATGCTGGCACAAATGCTTAAAAAGAAAATATCATCTTTAGTGAATTCTTTAGAACAAGCATAACACCGTTCAATTACACTTGAATGGATATTAAATCCGACCCAATCTTTGGCATAGCTAAATGTCCCATCATAACTTTGAGTACAATACCACTTCTTGTACTCTTCAATGGTAAAAACGCCTTCTCTAAAATCATCATTCTCACTTTCATAAAATTCCTGCACTCTTAAAAATGTATGTGCAAGATCTTCGGCATTATCCATTTCAACAACGAAGATGGATGGAGACATTTGATAGAGTTTATAGTTCATAGATTTTAACTCTAACATCGTTAAAGTAATATTCTATCATTTCTAAAACAACAGACCAATCCCCACCAGCTCGATCACAACCCATTTTATAAGGAAAGCCAAAGATGTAACTCTTATCTCCATACATAGCCAGACTCGAAAGACATTGAGATATAGCTCCATAATTTAAATGCCGCTTGTCTGCCCCGTATTTAAATTGGGCATACATATTTGCAACACCATCAATAACTTCAACGTGGCCAAGCATTAAATCTTTTGTCACACCCTCTTTCAATGCTTCTGGGAAAGAATCCAAATACCTTTTATAAACATTTGGGTAACGATTTTTAATAGCCAAAGCAATTCCTGACCCCATCACACTTTGACAATTTACTACATGGCCAATTATATCAACTTCACCTCTATCGAAAGCGTCGAGAAGGTCACCCTTAATTATTTCTACTGGCATTAGTAAATCTCCTCACCCAAAGCAACCAAAAGTTTAGTGTAGACTTCTTTGTCCTCTTGCTTATTAATCCAATTCACAATATCAAGAACAAATACGCACTCATTAGGTACTTGATAAATATCAAAAGGTGTATGCCTAAGTATGAGATTCGCCTCTACGAAAGTGCCACAGGGGCAATACTTACAACCGACTGGGCTCATATTCTCATAGGAATCAAAATGTCTGTCATAAGTATGACCACACTCACAAATCCTATTGTCCCCGTAGTTAGGGTTGTATTTACGAATAGTGTTAGTTATTACTTTTTCAATATAAGGATTCTCAGACATCTTCTACCCCAAATTCCCATGTCTCTCCATCAAGAGCTACACTTATCAAGTTGTTCAGATTTACATTTGACCAATCTCTTTTAGATAAATCCCAAGCGGTATAGAGTTCAGGCTTGTCTTTGACTGGATTAGGTTTTGCATTTTCTATACCATCTCTAAATCCATCAAGACATTTTTCCGTAAAATTACGTTTAGTAGCCTCACCAGAAGCTTTTTTCCATGCAATACTGGCAATACGCCCACGTTTTAGACTGGAATCCAGAAGTGCTCTACGTTCTGATATTGACATTTTATAAGCATTCATTTTGTAAACCTCTGACTGTTTAAGTTAAGTAATTGTAATGAATCTGATAAAGAAATTCAACTAATATCTTAGATTAAATAATTATATAACAGACCCTCTATATTTAAGAGACTCTCTTTCCGCGATAAGTACAAGTTTTTTGCATTCAAAGATCAATTCTTCTACTTCTTCCATCAAATGGGGATAAGGGGAACAATCACTTCTTAGCTTTTTCAGTATTTCCAATTGCTTATAATTTTTACTCAATCTCCATTTCCAATAAATTCCTAAAAATATTCTTATCATAATATAAATCCCCTGAATAAAATAAGCGGCTTAATTGCCGCTTATTTAGATTAGTAAAAAAATTACATACTGTCAAGAAGCATTCATTAAAGCCCCTTCACCTCCCTGCAATATCCCCTTCAGCAAAGCGAGGGAAGTTGTTTTAATAGGCTTTTTAGGAGGACTATCAAGGGTCTTAGCCACTTCAACAACAGCTTGTTGTTGCTTCTTAGCCGCCATAATAGTATCCTTAGAGATTTCTATTCTCCTCATTAGCATCTTTACATCGCATCCTGCACATACTGGGGTATTATTCAAAATAGATTGTTGACTGAAATTCTCTTCTTTCTTACGTTGATTGCAAGCTGTGCAAAGTAAATTAGACATAATAAGTCCTCCAATTAGCATTAAATGATATAATTAAATTTTAAGTAGTTTGGTCATTGCCTTGATTTTGAGGGTTTCCCCTAAACCAAACCAAGCTGAGCGAATAATGTTATTGGTGTTAAGTCCAACATCATAATCTACATGTTGTGTCAGTGCGTTGAGTAAACCCCAAGCTGTGCCTCTTGAGGACTTAAACTTGCTACCAATACCCTTGCCCTGATATAATTCGAGCACTTTCAGTACAAGATTTCTCTGTCTTACTGATAAATCATCAGGGTCTGCACCTTCACCTTCCAGCATATCTATCAAAAATCTCGCCGCTTGTGCATCATTGATAGGTTTATTACATAACGTTGCCACTTGTCCCTCAAATACCTCTGAAGCTTTCGGCAACACATTCAATTTTTGTGTCATAAACTTGGGATTAAATTCAGCCTTATGATTTAATCGTATTTTTGTTAGTCCAGAGTTTTCACCCACTGCAAGACTTAAGCTTTGTCCACAAATATTTCTCAAACCAATAAACTTACCTTGAGTGCTACTATTCCCATCAAATGTGGTAGTTAGTAACAAGTGAATGTCAACAATATCCTCTTCATCATTTCCAGCAAAGAAAGACGAGTCTGTTTTGGCCAAAGCCCAGATACGCTTTCCCCCATCTAGGGTGCCAAGTACATCCAATTTCCAACCTTTAAGATCGATCAAATCTTTATAGAGCTTAACAATATCCTCTGGCTGTGCAATTTTGTACTTATCAGTAACAACGCCTAACTCTAGATTATTATCTGAACGATATATTACAGATTTACTACCTTTTATGATGGTATCTGCGGATACAGCGTATAAGTTAGGGGTACGCTTCGCTTGCCAGTCTAAGCCAGCGTTTTTCATGGTCGTCTTCAATGAATCCTTTACATTTATTTTAGTACCTAGTCCTTCCCAAGGTACAAACTGTTCACTCTTCTTTGGCACGAGATTAACAATCTGATTCATATTCATAACTCCTTCGTCACTAATTTAGAGATGCCAGATTAACTAATAACTAAAAGTAAGTCAAATTTATTTTTACTGATTTAAATAATATATAAAACTAGCTTGACATCCGTTTAATACTAATTAGATATATGTAAGTAAATTACCTAAACTTTTGCTGATTTAAGTGAAATTTTAGGCAATAAAAAGCCCCACATTACATTTCTGTAAGCAGGGCTATAAGGGTTTAATTATATTTAATAGACTTCTTAAAGTTGTCGCTCTCTTGAATAAGCTTGTCAATAGACTCTTTATACAAAAGACAGGCATCTACTAGATTCTTATTTGTAGCTATCAAACTATTGACTTGTCTTTCGAGTAAACAATACCTTTTACAAATTATTTCTATCTCTAAGGGAGACAAATTACTAATTTGATAGAGGTCTCCATTATCAATTTTGACTATTTTCTCATCTAATTGCATAATCCCTCCTCAGTTTTTCTTGGGGAGGGTAATACTACTTGCTTAAATTATAAATAGCTATACATACTCTAATCGAATTCCCTTAAATACAGGAAATCTTGGTACTTTATATTTAGACAATTCTTGATACTTGAATGTGACAGGGAGTCCAATTAGCGCATCTCTGGTATCCCAAAGAGTTTTACGCTGCTCATCGTTGTACCCACTACCAATTTTAAACTCAACATCTTTCCACTTAACGATTAATGCTCCAAGTACGCCAGCAGGGACCATATTCTCTTTATGACTTGAACGTTTAGAATAGCCACGCTCATCTTTAACCTTTTCATTCTCATTGGTCATCTTTTCTTCATAACCAATAATGATTGCTTCATCATCATAGAACTTTTTGAGCTTTAAAAGTCCCTGAGACTTAAGGGTGTGTCTACCTTGTTTATAAAGACTATGAGGACAACGTAATATTCCGCCCTCATAACCTAAATTGATATATTGCTCAAGTTTATCCTCACACTCTGTTGGATTGGTTACGTAGAAGGATTTTATTAAATGAATATGTTTTTCATATCCCCCTTTCTCCCAGATATTTTCCACATAAAATTGTTCTAGGTGGGCCTTTCTGAATCCATAATGATCTTCACTATTCCATTTATCATAAATTACGTAGTAGAAGTCTGGTTCTCCCTCTTCACGCATAATCGCAGACTGTACATCATTGAAGTCACCATGTACCATCAATTCCCCATGTGTACCATGAAGGTTTAATTCCTTGAACACCTTCTGTACATATTGATTAGGAATCAGTTTCATTGTCCGACTGTACGCCTGTCCATTCACTGCCAAGCAACAGATACCATCCAATTTAGGCTGGATAATCTTAGGCCAACTAACTTCTGTATAAATGTCTGGCACATCTGAGGCTGCTAATTGTGGTCTTAATAATTCCATTAAGCCACCTCTAAACCAAAATGAGAGAGCAATTCTTTTAATTGATTCTCAGAGTGATCATACCAACTATCCTTGATCTCAAGTTTGTCGCCATTTTTATGAACAGTCATTTTACATGCACGACCTTTCACATAATCCATAGCAACAGCAAATCTTGTGGGATTGTAGCAGTTATCCACAATAAACTGGGCTTCTTCATCAGACAATCCACCAGACTCATAATGCAAGAACCCTAAACCTTGAGGTTTAGATAAATCATAAACTTTTTTCACAAACTCTTTTAAATCAACGCTAGTAATATCAATCATAATTTTGCTCCTTTTAGGTTTAAATCAAATGCACCTCTAAAGGATGGCAGATGATCTATATTTCTGATTAAATTGTATTTTCTTCTTTGTCGCATTTCCTCAACAAGATGTACGAATTCTTGTGTTGGAATATCGTAATACTGAACATATGCCTTGCCCCTGTACACACCTGTAAGAATTACAGTACATTGACCACGATTACTTATATCTGCATCTATTCGAGTAAGTTCGTCTAAATCATCAAACTTCTTTTCTACCACACGTCTGAGAAAATTGTTGGCATTCTTTAGGTCTTCATGCTTTTCTTCTAGGCGAGTGATCCCTAATTTATCTCTAAGCCAGTCGATAATTTTTCTTTTCATTTTATCTCCACATAATTATCTAGAATACTCTCTAGCGCTTTTGCAGCAGTGTAGTAGGCATCCGCCATGCCTTTTGTTCTCTCATTATCTGAAGGAACATTAGCGTAGTAGGTTAGGCGGTTTAGGAGATCGACAAGATTTCTCCTAAAAACATCTTTATCTACTTTTGGTATGTAAGTCACACCATTAATAATCACTGTATTCACTAATACACCATTTGCCAATCAAGCTTATATTTACCATGTGATAGCCTCTCACACATTTCCTCAACACCCACAAGTATTCTCCAATCTTCTGTGGTTGTTTTATAGCGCCTCTCAATGAATTCTAATCTAACACCCATTGGAGGACGACAGGACTTTCCAATGGAGTATCCCTGCCAATACTCGCCTGTTTGAAAATCTTTCAGAACAAGTCCATAAACATGCTTACTCTCATTTATCTCCACTACTTCATACATCTTTACTTTAGACCATACTAAAAATGGTTCTTCTTTTTCTGAACAAGAAAACAGCAACAAGGTTATAATAAAAATTAGACATCTCACAAGTATTCCCCTTCATCGAAATCATTGTCTAAAAGATCATCTTCTGGAAGGAGATCTTCTAAGTCCCATTCATTGTCTAACGCATCTTCATACCAATCGTCCATATTATTCTCCTAATTTATTAAGAAATCTTTTAAGCAGTCTAGGATTACCTAATAAAGGACTACCCTCTTGCTCGATTAATTGATTCTTCATTTGGTTAGCCCAATTACTACAGGCTACAACATTCCCAATAACATAACCTTTATTGCAATCCACACGATCAATAGTTAGATGTAGATTTGGAGAGGCTTGGAATTTAAGCCCTGTGTAATAACAAGTCTTCCGCTTCATTAAACGCTTAACTACATTAAACGTCAAATCAAACTCTTTACCACGGCGTTCAGCAGAGCATTTTAATTGGCTTAACTTACCAGCAACCAGTAGATCAAAATCCGATTCTGAGCTTTCTAGGGCGCTTTGTTGTTTAGTTTCCAAAACATCCTCTGACTTTTCTATTGAAGACTCAATATATTTATTAACTAACTCAGCTTTACTTTTATTAACAGAACCCTTCATAACCAAGAAATTATTTCTTAGATGAATGAGAGATTGATCTTTGGGTCTGCCATAGAATCCAGAGAATAACTTATCACTGAATTGACTTAGGGTTAACGTAGCCACTCTTACCTCCGACTGGATTAATTATAGTCTATACTAATGGTGAGTAAATTCTGAATAGACTTCCGCTATAGCCCCTCATACCAGATTAAACTAGCCTTAGAGGAACCATTGAAGAATTCTCAGAATCTATACTAATGGAGCCGTATAATTCCCTACATTGCATGTAGCACACTGTATCTCAAGTGCGGAATAGAATACAAGCAATACTAATCCTGTATTCCGAGAGGTGCTTCTGCTTTAGTCAGCATCATAGCCTTGTCACCTCTGAGACATTTGTCCCACTTCCCCAAGTTTGTTCGAGCCTTTTATGAACTTTAAGATAGTACAAAAGAGGTTTACCCAGAAAACTCCTATCCGAGACTGTTTATAAACCAGTCTAGTCATTAAGTGACTAATCTATATTCAGTATAGCACATACTATTTAGGTTTTGTTTCCTTATGTGAAAATATTATATAAACAGTACACAAACAATATAAAATTGTTATATCAACATTCATTATGGTGTTCCAATCTTTTGGTTCTATGGTGCCTGTTAGTAAATAACCAATAGCCATAAAAAATAAGAAAGTGATAACAAGCTTAATAAATAAAGCAAATACTGATAAAGGCGATTGCATGTGTACTCCTTATAATAGTGTTTAAAGCTCATAGGAAAGCTTTGTGGCGATTTTACGTTTAGTCTAAGCTTTGGTAATACCTTAATCTATTAAAGCTTCAGAGGCATCTTTAGATGGGATTTGTAAATCCTTCTCTATTTGCTCAAGTAACCAATCAACTAAACGATATCTAGCTTCTCCATACTCCCCTTCCCAACAGTCCTCAACATAGAAGAAAGCACTAACAGGTAAATGTTCTCTATGCTTTATAGGGTATCCCATATACCCAGAGTATTCTGGCCATTTATCCCAAGTAGAATAAAAATATTTTAATGACTCAGCCTTAATATTACTAGGGATATTGCCACAAATACCTAAAAATTTATCTCCAATTTGACCTGCTTTAAGTGTCAATAAAACTTCTTTTAATTTAATAAGTGTATCTAAATCCACGATAACCTCCTAAGGTTTTTCACTGACATCAAATAGTTTAATAAGAAATAACGAACAAAAGAAAACCATCACAATAAATAGTATTAACTTTATTGCCAACACAAAAACTACAGGAACAACTTTCACCAAAATATATTCGCCAACATCACAGACAAATTTACCGATAACTCCACATAGCCAGATAATAAAGGAGTATGTATTTTTCATATCAATCATTGGTTAACCCCTCAATTGATTGTAAATCTTAGGCCTATTCCTACAAACTTTCTTGGAACCACGGTTATAACATAACCCCATTTATCTCTATCAGGATGCCAGTCAAAACCCATATACCCTAGAGCTGTCACATTCCCGATACTAGTAGCTGGCGCATATTGCGCATAGCCTGTACCAAAACCTGCCGCAATAAATGGTCTTATTCTGCCTGTATAATTCCAGCTAAATTTTCTTACAATCACAATACTATCATTGTCATAGCTATTTTTCATAGCAATAAACGCATAATTTTCTGTGCTATATCCAATTAATGGGTTATCTTCTCTATATGGTTTGCAGCCAGCACACATATACTTTTGAAAATGGTATGTCTCTTGTCCCAACAAAAGCTCATCAGCTTTCATACAAGAAGAAAACAGCAATAAAATAAAGACAATTAAAATTTTCATATTTTGTTCATCCCTTCATAAACTAGGTTAACGTAGATAAAACCTAACATTAAAGCGGGTAGCATGAGCACAATTCTACTTGAGAAATTATGTGCTGTTGTACAAGCGACCAACAAAAGAAAAATAGCAGTTAAAGCATATAATATAATCATAATAAATCCTCAAATACTTTGTAAATAATCGTTGATTTCTTTTTCTAAAATAGGATCATCAAAAGCATACGGAGAAAATTCTTTAACTGCAATAACTTCAGCTCTTTTGTATATAGCTTGTCTCTCACCTTTGCAATGATCGCTTTCGTCTATACTAATAACCAAAAGTTTAGCCCCAAGATTTTCAAATTCTTTTCTCCATTGCGGATCATATACCCATCTTAGATATTGATCTCTGTCAGAGAAAGCAAATAAACAATCTTCCATACTTTCTGTGTCTACCCACCATTCCCAGAGACTCTTATCATCAAAAGGTAAAGGATGTTTGGAGTTATCTACTGATATCCAAGAGTTATACATTACTCTCTCAGCCAAAGATGTGCCACCAGCTCTGTGCATTCCTTGGCCATTAATATCAACTACTCTTAATATTTTTGAGACCGACATTCTTTAATACCTTTGTGTTTGTTTATCTAATTATATACTTAAATCAATAACTTACAAGTAACATTATCTTATAATAAATAAACTATCTATAACGTTTACTAAACTTAAGGTAAAATAAAACCCGCTCTAAGGCGGGCTTTTGGTTAATCTCGAATAGCAATATAATTTGATTCTTTTTGATTGGGATTAGGTACATGGCTCCAGATATCACCAGTATTTGTACAAACCTTACCGGATATGTAATGATGTTCTACCTTTTGAATCACAGTTCTACCCTCTTTTAGAGAAGGTTTGCCATTTTTATCATAAACTGTAGTAAGGCTCACTTTAATTGTTTTACTCATAATAAATCCTCGTTGTATTAAATTGGTACGCCGTGGGGGAGTCGAACCCGCCGCCGAGGGATTAGAAATCCCCTGTTCTATCCATTAAACTAACAGCGCATTAAAATTAAACTGTTTCGTTAATGTTTGGTAGATAAGACTTTAGAAATTCTGTGAATTCTCCAAAAGTGCTAGGACATATCCCACTACCAACTAACCAATGCAATGATTGTTTAGAACCTTTAAAACTACCCAAAAGTGTATCAACTAAAGGCATCTGAGAATAACCTATAAACGCTACACTTTTAGTATTAAAGAATTGCCCCACTGCGCAATCATCCCAACCTTCATGATTAATAACCTCATCTTTAGGTTTATTATCACAAAACTGAATAAATTCTAAAAATAAAGCTTTGTTTTGGCCTTCGCCAATAATTAACTGACTCATAATAAATCCTCTAATTGAGCAATAAAACACTCAAAATTGTTAAATTTTAAAAGGATTGAGAAATTTACTTCTCAATTACGCTGCTAAGAATTGCTTACCTCGTGGATTTCTCCGAGATTTGCGCAATTTTTTATGAGCTTCTTTTTGTTGCTTTGTCATAGATTGTTTCATAGTATTTCCACCTTTATAAAATAATGTGATTGATTCCAAACGTTTGCACCACCTTTAAACGGTTTCGAGACATCGCCCGCATCTAGAAACTTTACCTCTAAATTTGCAGCCTGTAGTTTTTCAGACAATCGTTCCCTAAATTGACCTAGGCTTGATGTTCTGTAGAAATAAGGTTTAGCTACAGTAAACACGCCCTTATTAACTTTTACAGGATAACCAACTATTTCATTTAGTTTTGAAGCTGTTAGTTTTTTCATTTCATTTCCTAGTTAAAATTTAGTTTAAGGTATATTTAATATAAATTCAAATACTAATTTGTTATATTAACAATATCTAATATTCTTAAATCTATTTATGTATCTTTCTGTCATACCTCTGACAGTATCTATATCTACTTTATTCTCAGACTCTAAAATCATGTAAGGAGCGCAAGCACCATTGCCCGAAAAATTCTCAACAACTTTAGTCTTGTGATTCTTCGCAAAAGATTCTATTTTATCTGAAATAGCTTCTAGTTGTCCCTCTTTTGCATTCTTTATAGTAATATAATCAAATTGGATATAAAACCTAAAAATAGATTCTATTTTGATTTTGTTCATAGGATCACCTAATTAACTTTGTGTGGTGTAACAATATAACGGACATAACCTATATCAAAATCAAGCTTGTCGGCCTTATCATAGGCCAAATTTTTCTTATCTTGTGGATAGTCTTTTCCTATTTGCTGTTGTGTTACACTATCAATCACTTTATAAACAATTTCTTGGGTCATTTTAATATCTCCTCAATATAGGATTTTTTCCAATAACCAACATAAAAATTAGTGTGCTTATACTCATCTTCTAGTAAGGAATACAAAACACAAACATAACATTCACCAGAAGAATCTAAAAAACTATCACTAAAATCTACACCTACAAAAGTCGCCTCACCGTGTGTAGATTTTAACATCAAAGAACTTCTTTCTTTATAAAGAAAAGGTATCATTTTATTGCCTATTAGATATAATTGTCTAAATTTTTCCAAGCTTTATTAACTATAGGCTTGACTTTTTCTTCTAATTCTAAGTATTCGCCGTTGTCTTTAGCTAGTGGATTTGAATTAAAATACATTGTCTTTTCTGTGAATTCTTCACATTGATTAAATTCGTAAGCAGTTATTACACCGTCCCGCAAAGCCAGAGTTAATGCATCTTTTAGACTGTAATTACACATAATATCACCTATTAAAATTTATTAATCAATACACCACGATAAGCTATCGATTCAAAAATTGAAAGTGTACCTTTATCGTACTTTCTCAACTCCCCATAAATCTTATTCTTAAGACTTGTTGCGCGGCTTCTATGCTTTGCATTAGCTGCTTTATTCTTAAGCTTTCTTGCGAGTCCCATAGCCTTACAAGCAGCAACGTAAGCAATACGCAAGGCTTGAATTAATTCAGTTAAATTAACAATTTTATACTCAAAACGAGAAGTTATAGGGTATACATTAGTGGCTGGTTTGTTCATGATCATTTCCTAAATTGATTTAAAATTGTTTCATACAGTAAGGTCATTATTATCCATAATAAAATGAATGTCAATAGGCTAGCAACAAAATAAATACAAAATATTAAGAATAAAAGATATAACATGCTAACCTCAATAAAGGTATAAATTTCCTATTAGTTTAGAGTTAACGTGTGTAAGGGTTAGCCCAAACTTTAAGGCCCAGTGCTTTACGTTCTGCCATTGATTTGCCCCAAATAGCAGCTTTAGGCGCTCTAACAGAGCTAGAAAACTCATTGGGGTATAGAGAGGCCAACATTTTAATATAAGATTCTTTTGTTAATGCTTGTTCAAAAGTCTTTTTAATAGCTAGAGTAGAATTATGTAAAACATTATTTACTATTCTACGTTTTGTTTGTCTTTTTTGGGGATAATTCAATACAATTCTATTTGAATAATCGGAATTATTAAATAAATCCCTAATATCTTGATCTATTTTAAAAAGACATTCTTTTCTACTTTTTACCGTCAGCAGTTTAGTTGACGATTTATTGTGTTTAATACCTAAATTAAAAGCCTCCAACTTTCTAAGCGCTTTAACTTCGTTAATGTGATGTTGGCTTAAAAATCCTACAGTTTTTTGTGCTTTCATGATGTCTACCTTTAATAGATTAAAATTGATTGTTAGGAAAATTTAGGATATTGCTAATTAAATCTATCTGCTTTTTAAGTTCGTCTTTACGCTTCAAGAGTTGCAATAATGCCTTGTATTCTCTTGATCTTTCTATATCAAGATTAAACAATTTAAGAAGACCATCTAATTCTTCGCCTAATTTGTCCTCTGTATATTCTTCTGCTTTGTCTTGATCTTCAAACAAAGTACCGTCAAAAGTCCTATAGCAAATTACTTCTAACATATTACACCTCAATTAATATTTAGCTAGTATGCAATCAGAATAACCCGCTGCATAAGCTATAGCGAGCAATGCTTCCTCATGGCAACCAGTACCACCAATATAAACACGTTTCTTAAAATCTATTTTCTTATCTTCTTGAGAATAGCTAGATCTTGGGTAAGCAGTACCAAAAAGCTCTATTTCAGCATCTGCAATTGCACCAGCTATTGCGCTGCTTTCTTTGTCATAGCCCCAACCACCAGCCGAACTTGTACCGCTAGTAAAATCATAGGGCAGTTGTTTACATTTAGCACCAGTCTTAACCCAAATTGAAGCGTACAGGGTTGAACTACTACGACTACGCCCTGAATAGACACGACAATCTATTACACAAGTTTCTGTCTTTTTATCAATTATCTTATAGAGTGAAATCAACTCTTTCTCATTAGAGTAATTCTTGGCATTACTTACACTTTTAGAAAAAACTGCTTTAATATGAGATTGTTTAGTTTTCATGATGTTTTCCTAGTGGGTTAATTGCTTATCTCTTGTTAACAAGTTTATCTAAAAATACAAACTATGCAAATACTATTTTGTCATAACACATCCTTGTGTTATATTGTTTAGTAATAACTAATTATGGGCAGTCTTGTCTCATAAAATGCACATAACCAGTATAAGCGCCTACGCCATTGCGTGGTGGGTTGCTATCAAATGTAAAGTAAGTCCAAACCGCTCCAGATTGACACTGCTCACTAGTAAGTGCTTGGATGTTGTAAGTAAACCAGCCGTGACCGTTTGCAATTGCTGTTGCATTGGTAAGGTTTGAGGGGTTTAAAAAATCATGAGCATTAACACCCGTACCACCATGAGGGTAAACTTGATAAGGTGCGCCCCAAGTGTTAGCGCTAGCATTCATAGCCATTAAGCCAAGCATTACAAAACCTAAAAATAGTTTGTATACATTTTTCATTTAATAAATCTCCTTTAAATTAATTGGATGGTGAACAGTCACCCCGCTAACCTCTCATAGAAAGGTTAGAAGGTTAATTATTCATCACTCTACATCCACAACAGTGCAGTCTAGTGATTGAATATAACCGCCATACTTGCCCTTCTTTTCACCCTCAGAGTGAGCTATAAGGGTGTCTATACGGTATTTGTTGCAATCCTCTATAGTTAGGTGTTGATCAATAATGTACTTGTCACATTGACCGGTGGAGAGGCTACAAAGGGTCATTATTAGTAATAGAGATTCCATTTATTTACCTTTTACGCATTTAACTGTATCAGGGTTTACGTTAGGGTTATTGGTTACGTATTTCTCTTTAGCCTCTTTACAAGTTCTAGACCAATTGGTAGAACCTTGATAGATACCGCCAACATAAATATCGACCTTGGGGTTTGAATCTTTATACATGATGTTACACCTTCAATTATTGCCCTACAGTGATTGGGGTTATACCTGCACTTTGTTGCTGTTGTTCGATAATTTTAACTAGTTGTTTCAGATAATAAATATCTTCTTCATCTAGTTTAAAACCACTAGCAGCCCTTTTTACACTAATCAATTGCTCTAAGTTAGGAATTACCATAATTACACCATTTGCACTTGTTTAAAATTACCATCCCAAACTTCGCCATTTAAGTACAATTGACCTTTACTTACATTAACACTAACACCATTCAACCCGTTTAAGCGCTCTCTAGTGGTAGGCGTATTCCAACCCGCTGTAGTAATTTCTAGACCACCTTCAGGGAATTGAGTAGCTATTAGATTATTATGAAGAAACATTTCTCTAGCTCCCCAAACATCTACTTTTACTTCAGTATTACCAGATTTAAAAGGCTTACCCTTGTTAAAAGCGTCTACTGCTTGTTGTGTAATTTTACGCATCTTACTCACCTATTGGATGTTAGTACATTTACCGGCTAACCCTATCACTAAGACTAGCGAGAAAACAGACTAAAGTACTTTGTTGAACATTGATAGGGCCAACTTGGTGCTCTCTAAACACTCTTGTACAGCCGCCGCTTTAGATTGAACCTTAAAGAAGCCGTTTCCATTTTGTGTAGTGTTTGCAATTATTTCAGCGTTAGCTCTTGTAAAGCGTTGTGCTTTAGTGGCATTGCTGGTAATTGAATGCTTCCCTGTTGTTTTACCGTCTACAACTTCCAAGTCACTAACCCAAAGCCCATCACGACCCACTACACAAGGTTGATCACATAGGCAAGGATTTGCAAGGAAAGAAATACAACTATCTGCTTGATCTTGTAAAACTTTGATTGTCTCTTGAATTGAAGTCATCTTATTTAGCCTCGATAGTTATTTCAATAGAAGCCAATACAACTAAAGTCAATACTGTCATAATCACTAATGCTGTCATCTTAATCACCTATTACTTATTTGGTTGCTTGTTCAATTTTAGCGTCTACGCCTGTATTGTACTTAGTCACTGTACTAGCCCCTACTGAGCCTATTCCATGAGCCACTAAACCGATCACTATCAAACTGAATAAATATCTTTTCATGATCTTAATCTCTTTTGGTTTGTTTAATTGCTTACCTTATGTAGTTACTATACGCCCTATTTTACCCTTTGCAAGCTAATTTTCACTAAATGTCTATTTATTTTTGATTATTTATTAAATACTTTAGTATTTATCTATTATATCCCTTATTTGTTACCTATCTACACACTAGGCCAGTAATGCCGTCGAATAAGCATAAGATACCATTATTTAAACCTCCTATAGGTAGTCTTATAGCTCATTAATACCTAATCTAATACTGTCTTATATAGATAGCTTAAAATGGCTGTAAACTAGTGTTATCAAGGCCTAGAGCTTATTATCCTATAGCTATTTACTCGCTCTATAGAGCCTTATCTACTAGTACCACTCATATGTGTTGCCCATCTATAGCCTCGGGGTTGGTTAAGCCCTATATCTAGTATCCCTAATACTATATCTAGTTTATTGTCAATTAGTTATTACTTATCTAAGGATTTACTATCATAAGTATAGACTATAGTATGATCAAAGGCTCAATCACTAGCAATAACTAAGCCAAACTAAATAAGCCCTTTATGATATTTTAGAATTGTAGAATTATTTTTTATGTCACGATGGGGGAGTGCTCAGCACCTCGCCCATAGATATGCCCAGAGAGACGCTACTTAGGTGCTTCCTATAGATATTTTCTATCTGAGAATATTTCTTAATAGATATAAATGAGTTGATTTCTGTGGGGGGAAAATGGGATAATTACATGTGCTAATAATGCGTTGCTTTATTATATAAGCAAAACAAAGGCCACTTTTTCAAGTTATTGAAAGATATAGATATTTTGATTTGTGAATTTTAATAGTTGTTCGCTCCACCGAACACTATGATATTTTGGAGGGTTAATGAGAGATATGAATAGACTTAGTGTACTATCGGTTTACACAGATGAGGATGGTAACCAGATGGAGACTTGCCTAGATGAGGAGACTGGGGAGTTAATTGATAGAGTGGCTTATACCAGCATCACTAGGGATGTTGAATATTCAGAGCCCTTGGATATTATGAGCATTACTAATAAGGTTAAGTTTAATCAGGCTGTGGCTTATAAGATTGGGAAAAGGAGGTATAACCTATGGGTGGGGGGAAGTTTATTAGATTTAGCTATTGATAGGCAAGTACACCCTTCAGAGCTTTGTATCTTCTTCTACTTGGGGAGAGAGGTGGGGTATAACAATTTGGTGTATACCAGTATAGGGGATATATTGAAAGGTACTGGGTGTGGGCGTACGACTGTTTATTCTGCTTTACAGTCTTTGAAGGATAGCGGATTAATTAGGGAAGTGGGTATTGAATTGGATAAGGATGGGGATAGGATGTTTGCTATTAATCCTAGGTATTTCTTTCTGGGGTATTATCCGTATAGGCAGGAGTTAGTTAAGGATTGGTATAAGGGATAGGAGTTATCCCTTAAGCATAGATGCGTATAGTCCCCAATACATGCTAATAAAGTAAATATGAGGAATATGTGCATCTTATCTCTCTTCTTTCAGGTGTTCATTAGCTATGATTTCTCTTTTGGTTAAGGTTCTGGTATTACTACCTTTACCCCATTTCCTAGGATTACCACACATAAAGCAAGAGCAAGTACATTTAGTCTTGCAGTAGATTCCTTCAGATTTAACCCCATCAGCCCAATAATGGTGTAGCTTATTCCTTTTACGGAACTTTAGCTTCATCCTTTGTTTGTGGTGTCTACGTATTGACCTGTTCATTAGTAGATTCCAAGATATTTACAGTGAATTATATGGCACAAAGCTTTTATGGCTGTATCCATCCTATCGAGTACACATATACCCATTCTGTTACACAGTACATCCACATTACCTTTACGCCAGAAGCCTTTTGGACAGCACACTATCAGCTTATCACTTCTGGCCAGTAATCCAAGTTCTAATAGGGATATAGGAGCTTTAGACGCTGGATCTAAGTACATAAATACTACATCAGCTTTTTCAAGATGATCTAGTTCCCATAGCACTTGCTGAGTGAAATATGCATTATCAATCGACTGTACTGCATCTGGTTGAAAGTCTAATCTTCTAGGGTTGTATATCTCACCCACTTCTTGCAGTTGTTCTAGGATATTGGCTACTACTGGTTGCCAGTCTTCAGCCTTACCCATATCAATACTTCCGGCAAGAAATACATTAATACCATTCCCTTTATGGCTTGATGGATTTGGTGCATAAACCACTTTACTCATTCTATTCTCCTATTTAATCGGCATAAAAGCTACGACTATAGCCAGCAATGAGCACCAGCCGACAAAGAATAATCCTATAGTACACCACTCACTTAATGTCTTATTTGGTTGAGCTATCGCGTATACCAACCCAAATAAAGCAAATCCTAATATTTTAATCATTATCTCTCCTTACCAATTTGTAGTTTATATGTACCAATAAAGGGTTTACGGGTTTGTATATGAACCATTTAACCAATTCTTCTTAATTGGCGTCTTAAGTACTTCACTTCGCTTTCTACTGTAGATATTTTAACAGCAAGGATAGACACTAAATGCATGAATACTGCATTCGTATCTACTGGGGTTGGTATATCTTGTAATGGATATCCCAGCTTTTCAGACAAACTCTTTAAATTTTCAATAGTTGGACTTGAGTTCCATTCTAATGTGGTTTGCATTTTTGCTTGAAATTCTTTTAGATCTTCACTCATGTACTTCCGCTCCACAAAACCTCCAAGGGTGATAACCAGAAAATGGAACTGTCCATCTTTTCCCCAACACCCTTCTCAACATGCAAGAGAATTCTACACATCTTCTCCTATTTCTTTGTCGTTCCGTTAAGGGTTTAACTCTTTGTTTTAGTCTCTTTCTTATGTTCATAATATTCCTTGTTCATGAATCATGAACAGTTAGCTAAAAACCATTGTAACCATAGCTTGGTAGAACATACAACTATATCCTGCAACAGATACCACACAAATGCCTCCAGTGCATTTCCAACCATTTTTCTGGTATTCTTCCACTTCACGAGTAAGTTCACTTAAGTTGTGTTGGCATATCACTGCATAATCTTCACGGGGTCCCATAATCAGCTACCTCATAATCATAAATTGTGTTTAATGTTTCTATTTTCTTGTTCTCTTCATCAATTGCCACTACAGCACTGGTACGTACTTGTTTACCATCTTCCCAGCGTTTGTTTGGATCATCGTAAAGATTACCCCATACCCATATTCCTAAAAGAGGCATAGTACAGTTCTTCAATTTTCCACCATATTTTTTATTTGTATTCATATTATCCCCAATCATAGCCTAAGTCATAGGCAGTAATTTGATTTTCCCAAACATTCATATCATAATCCAGAGGATTCCCCATAAAATACTCAGAAGCCTTTTTCTTGGGCTTCTTATACTTAACAACCCTAAGGGGTAATCCTTTAGCCTTAGCAATATCTATCATGTGTTTAGTACCTTTACTTTCTCCATCCCAGAAACATACACAATGAGTGGCTATTTCAGCCATCTGCTTATTACGTTTATACCCAGCAGACTTTCCATATTTATCCCACTCAGCAGGCATCCTAACTATTGATAGATCGTTATCTTCTGCATAATCCTCTCCAAGCTTGTCAGCCCCAAGAGCACCCCCGCTAATTATGGTTATAGGCCCCTTGGTATTACTGAGAATACGGTCCAGTTTCTTGGAGAGGAATTTATAATTATTAAACTCCCGCCCACCTGCTACTATAAGTCTCATTCAATCTCCTAGTATAAGTGTTCACTAAATAAAGCTTCACTAACAGTGTTATATATACCTTTCAATTGATCTTTCTGTTTGGCTATTACTGCTGCCTCCTCCCGAGTGAGGAAGTTTCCAAATTGATCTATAAATCCCTGTTCCCAATCATGGTCATTATAACCCAGAGCATCAATAGTTTTACACATCCAACTATCCCAGTGTCTCGCGCCGAGAAGCACAAAACCTGCTTTGTTACGATTGGCTGCGCATACAACTCTTTGGAGAGCTTTTTGTTCTTCAGTCATCAGCTATCACCTTTGCAATTGGACGATACCCAGAAAGTAGCTCTTCTATAGGATCTAATCCATCTAAAACAAAAACTTTTATCTCATACTTGCTAGATCGAAGAGTCATTTCCCTATACAATTCTCTTGGCGGCAAACTCATATTACATATATTGTTTTCAGCCAAACTGTGAAAGGAGGGATATCTAATTACTGAGGACATGTATAGGTGTTCCCTATTCTCATCCACAGATACCACCTCCCCAGCATGAGTACCACCAAGTAATAATCTTTTGACGTAGCTCATGCTGGTTGTCCTTCTGGGTATGAAATATAATATGGATATCTAGGATCTTTCCCCTCCAGATAGTTGTCTATACATGCCTCTGCCTCACATTGACTGAAAAATCCAATTGTATCAATATCAAACCATTCATCACCTACACTATATTGAGGGATATATTTAGGAAGGCACTTAATAATTCCTCTTTTTTCGACTAGAATTCTTGTTGACACATTAACACCTCTTATTTTTCCAGTAAGTACCATCCCGAATTTCATCTAATGAAATTGGTGTTTCGTTTATTGCTTCACAAGACACATTTATATACCTATCATCATACACATTAGTATAAGTGTTTCTAATGGAAGCGTGATGCACATGTCCATGAATATTTTGTCTACCACGTAATTCAGCAGGGTGAATTGGTGGATGTGACAGCCAATACTCTTTATACTTAACCAAACTCTCAACAGACTTGAATACCGTTAGCCATTGTTCAGTTGTAAACTTTTCATCATGATTGCCCCGAATCATAATTTTATTTCCTATTAGCTCTTTTAAAGCTTCAAAGCCTACAACATTAAAAGCGATATCACCAAGAACATATACAGTATCTCGTTTTGTTACTTTAGCATTCCATTTGTTAATAATATTGTGCATGTTCTCAATCCAGTCCTCTCCACTACGAAGAGGGGCTAATGGGTCAAGTTGTCTACCAAACTTTACGATATTGGCGTGACCAAAATGAAGGTCACTAATAAAGAGTACTTCTGACATTTAATCCTCCCAAAGAATTTTAATAGTAAGCGCTATAAATAGCATATTAAGTAATGGGATACAAGACCAATAAGTCAAACCTCTTATTATCTTTATATCTTCATTGTCTAATACATTTTTCTCTTTAATCTCTTTTTTAATTAAATGAGCGAGTATGCCAAAGCAAATGACAACAGTTATTAAATAAATTACTAGTATTTGTATCATTTCCACTTAATCTCCTTAATTTTAGACTCATAGTGTATATCTTTTGGTTTACCGGTCACCCATAAATCTATAGGCTCAACACTTAAGTCTATAAAAGTATTACTTACGACTTCAGTGATTTTAGGGTTTGTAAGATTTCTATAAGAAAAATTCCCTTCTTTACCCCAACTATGCTTAATCTTAAAAATGTTTAAATATCCAGAAGAGGTGTGTTCATAAGAAGTCCCTATAGGCTCGTGGACCCATCTACCTTTTACAAAAACATAGTCGTAAGGGGAGATAGTCCACGTAACTTTTCCCTTACCTAAATAAACATATTTACTTTCGTCTTCAAATAATTTTACCGCATCTCCAGACTTCAGATCTGACAATTTAATTAATCCATTTGATATCAAATCCATTTTACCAATAGTCTCTAGATAAGGTTCAGAGTTTACGGGTAATAAAATATGATTATTGCCCTCTCTAGCCCATACACACTCTTCCTGAATTAGCCCATTAATAACTGTAGTTAAATGAAGGAGTGTGGAGATATTGTCTGTGGGCACTTCGACAGTAAATCCTCTTGGGTCCTTCACTCGAAACAATTTATTGCTAGTTGACCAACGAGAAACACTACTTCCAATATAGACACCTTTAACTGGTGTATTGTCTATAATTTCACCCTCACCAACTTCCTCACCTTCGTATTCTCTGGTTTGATAATTGTACTTTTCATTTCTGGCCCAGCTTGTTCCTGTTTCCTTTCTCTTTCTAAATGCTTCATTGTTCTCCCAATAAGTCATGTAAGCAAGATTATCTTCTTTTTCGGCTCTGCTTGGGTTTACTATGTACCAAAGTTTATCATAGATCTTAATCAATTTATTCCCCTGTTAGTTATATTTCGCCTGCACGGGGAAGAATACAACCTACAGAAAAGTTAGGCGTCCCTGTGTTTACTTCGAAATAAGGCTGTCCTGCCTGTTTTCTACAAACAGCAATAAATTCACTTGCTGCCTGATCTCTTTGTTCTTTTGTAACTGTTGGTGGTAATGTCTCTTTATTATGGCCGATTAGAAAGGCTAGAGTTGTTCCTCCAATAATTGAGCTGATAATTAATATCCCAACGATAATTTTCACTGCTGTCATACGCTTTCTCTCTTAATTTTACATTGTTTACATTCAAGTCTATGTTTATTGCCTGTAAATATTACACCACAATGGCATTTGTTTTCATACCGACCATTTTCTTGGTTAAAATCCTCAGGAAAATCATAATGGTTTGGGTTAAATTCCCACATACTAGCCCAGAATTTAAAATCTTCTATTGTTTTCATAGGATATTAAGTTCTGTAGTTGTTACTATAACATCTTTATACAGTAAAGTAAGTTTTACTTTTGTGCCATTCCAACCGTCATAAGAGCTAGAAGCCTCAATGGTAAGATTATTAAAAATTTCACTCTCTATAAGCTTTTCTAGTTGGACTTGCTCTTCAGTCGTCATTTTGTATTCTCCCCCTTAGTGATAGAAATTTATTATATCTTATTAAAAACTGTTCTTCGGTTATGTAACCACGCTTTAATAATAACATATTAGACTCTATCTCTTCCAAGTTTTGTTTGTCACTAAGAATATCTTTTATAGCTTTTAAAGTTCTATCAGATAACATTACAAGTTAAATCCCTAGAATATCTTACCCACTGTCTCCTCAACAGACATACCAAGATCATAACAATCTTGGATGTCACCTTTGAACATGCTAATTTGATTGGCAGAGTAGCCTAACAGTAATGCCGATTCCGCCACATCTAAATAAAACTGTTGAAAGTTCATTATTGCACTTCTGTAGAAGGTTTACTATGGGCCTCAACAAATTTATCAACAATATATTCCCAAACATCTACATTAATTCGGGACCACATCATAATCTCAGCAGTTTGAGAAACTTCAGACATTTGATTAAAATGCACATCACCATCTTTCTTATAGAATTTATGGTTTATAGTAAAGTCACCAGTTCTATGATCCTTTTTCAACTCTAAAGTTGATTTATCAAAATTTACAGAACGTTTTGGTGCGCCTAAGCCTGTTGTCTTAAGGTCTTTACGGATTTCTTTAATTTTTTCGTCTCTATCGGTCATCTTTTTCTCCTAATTAAAATTCTTGATAACCTTCGCTTACATCAATAACAGTAAGTCCAAGGTCTTTCCACATTCTTACTACTTGAGGGCGATCATCAAATACAGCCACAACATCATAAGTTTTTGTAATTTCCCAAAACAATTCTTCTTTCACAATAGAGTCTTTACGCATATCCCCTTGTGGACGCATAGCTAAGAAATTATTGCCACCATAAACAGTGGTGTTATCACAAAGCCAATCTGCTGTAATACAACGGCAAACACTATCCCTACCAGATAGAAACATTACATCATAATCTCCACTATAAGCATAAGCTTCAATCAGATTTATAATCTTCTTTCTTGGTAGATCTTGCCCTACCTTCATCCAATCAAATGGACCCCTATCATACATTTTAGCAATAGTACCATCAATATCACAAAGAAGTATTTCAGGTTTATCACCAGTAGGTGCATAACGTTTACGCCCCGTAATAGCCAACCACTTAGGCCATTGCTCTGTAATAACATCACGTCTAACAGGGTTAGGGCGCCGCTCGTTACGTTTCCATGCCTCTTCAAGGCTTATCTCAAAATACTTAATTTCAAACTCGTACCCAGCGGCGTCCGCTCGTTGCTTCCACATAGCTTGTGTCTTTGGGTTGAGGTTAGTATCAGAGATAATAACATTTTCACCAAAATGAACGGAAGCCTTCCATAGATTTTCACAACTATCCGAAACAGCTTTTTCTCTGGCCTTAGTAAATTTATATAAACCCCAATCTTCTACTCCATCACAGAAGAGAATAAATCTTGCAGTATCCCTGTTTATATTTACCCAGTTAGAATTGCTCTTGCAATATTCATTAGCCCACGAAGTTTTACCAGAGGCACTAATGCCACAAGTCAATATCATTTTTGGCATTCGACTTTCTCCTTATAATGTTCTTGTCCAATTATCAAAGCCCTATTGATTAAACGTATGGTGATATTTTCTTCTACAAGGTATACAGGGATTCCCCCGTATACATCAAAACCTATTTTGATAATATTAAACATGGTTTCGTTTTGTAGATTTGTACCATCGCCTACAGTAGATCTGCAAGGAACCGCTGCCTCTTCATTCCAGTGAACTTCTAGTTGTATGCAAGGTATGCTCATATCAACCCCTCAGAACCTGAGAGGCATCAAAACACCATTTATCCCCACTAGGCTTTACATAACAACTTCTGTATAATTGCATCCCAATCATTGCAGGGCCATGAGATTGCCAATATTCCTCAGTTCCTTTTACATTATCTCTAACTTTTACAACACAAGAGTTGGCATTACAAAGCCCAAGTTCCACAACTGTTGCATATTCAACTACATCAATATCTTTATTTTTAAGGCAACCTGAGAGGCTTAGTCCCAAAATAATCAAGATAAGTATATTTTTCATTATGATACCTCCTCAATATCTACTTCTTTCTCAGAAGCAATTCCTTCCATAACTTTAAAGACATAAGATTTAGACTTTAAAAATAATGGAGTTTGAGTCCAACGATCTACACGAACAATAACACCCTCGCTTGGGTGGCTTGGATCATGATAATCTTCTGTAAGCGTATCAGGACGCTCTGTTAATTCCTCAACCAAGGCGTTCAACTTCTCAACATCCCCGTCATAAACGAATGGCGGAACAAGATCATGTGCTGGGTCTAATCCACGATCAGCACACCAACGAACTAGTTGTTGTTGAGTTAGATCAATAGAATTACCATCTTCAGTTGTTAAGGTTACGCGATAAACATGGAACTTGTATGTGCCTTCTGGGCAACCATATTTATAAACAACTGTATCACCATATTTCTTACTAAATTCTTTGTTCTTTAAGTCTTTAGTAGAATGGGAAGGCATAACAGACTTACCATTAACATAGCCAACAATTTCAACATAAATAGTCATGCCCTTACTTAGATAAGGTTTCAATTGTTCCATAACTTCATAACGATAAGCTTCACTGCCATGAAAGCCTTCTTTCTCTGGGTCATTCAAAACTGTTCTACGCGTACCCACAACATATTCATATTCCTCTGTAGGGAATACAGGTATGATTTTATTAATCCATTGTTTCCACTTAGGAAGTTTTTTAATAGAACTTAAATATCCGTAACGACCAGATGTGCCATGACGTTTAGATTGGATAGAGATAACATTACCAACCTCAAGTTTATGGGTGTTGTACTTATATTGTTCGCTTTCAACATGCTCTTTAAAGAATGGAATAAGTTTCTTTTTGGCTGGCTTATTCTTTTGTTCTTTAATGGCCTTAATGGCTTTCTCATTAAGATACTTATTACAGATCTTAACACCATTTAATTCTTCAAACTTATCACCAATTTTTAACTTGGTAATATCCCCTGCAAGACTTAAAGAATCTAAAGAGGCAAAATAACCCTCTGACTTAACCTTAAGAAAAGGTTGAGCACGTACTCTTCGAGTATCCTCAAAAAACCCTGCCTGAGTTATATCATTGTTCTTAGTAGAATCTCTGTATAGATTATTGTAAGAGCAATATTCAGGAGATAATTGAGTTCCTGCACAGAAAAATACCCCTATATCCCCAATACCTGCGTCTTTGCTTACCACCACACTTTCTCCAAGGACTTTGGCAATTTGAATTTTATCCGCCCCAACTATTGGTAGTGTATTATCGATCTTGGCAATTATTGCCGTGTAGTTACTCATATAATCCTCCTAATTTAATTTTACAACTTCAATTTTATTTCGCTTAAGAAAGTCTATTCCAGAGGACTCTCTATAAGCATGTCTGTAATAAACCTTTACTATGCCTGCTGTCTTGATCTTGATGGCACACGCCACACAAGGGCTGTGTGAGACAAACATCATGGCACCTTCTGCCGTTTCAGCTTTTTTCCATAATTTTTCTAAGGCTGCTATCTCTGCATGACGACATTCAGGTTTAGTTACTAGTGCATAGTGTTCTCCATCTGAATCGATGTAAGGGTATAAACTTTCATCAAAATTTATCCAACCACCACCATCGAAATATTTCCTTTCTTCACAGACCTCTGTAGGCCAGTCTGGAGGCATTCCATTAACGCCTTCAGCAATTACCCCAAGAGTCTCGTGAACAATTAGGGCTCCAACTTTTAACCTAACCGCCTCAGATGTTTGTCCAAAGCGTTCTGCCATATCCATGTAAGCATATTCATATTTAAATTTAATTTACTTTCTCCTTGTCTCAGATCCACTTACAGTTAATCCCTTACCACTTTTTATAACTTTTACTGTTCTAATTTTGTATCTACCTTTTCCATATTCTGCATCAACATAATCTTGAGCAACTTGGCGATCTCTAACATGTATAAATAAATACTCATTCATAGAGGTAAAGATAAACCATCGACTTGGTGAAACAAAATCTAAATCATTAAAATCATCAAAACTTACTACAGAAGTTTTTATACTCTTAGACATAAGACTACTCCCAATCTGGATCAGTACAACCTAACGTATTCCTCATTGTGTCTTTAATCATTTCAATTATATCTGCATCAGAAGCAGAATTATCTTCCTCTTCTAACAGTTCTACCTCAAACTTACTCATCCGATACCATCCCTAACTCTTTAGAGTATTTATAATATCTATTGGTTTTGTCTTTCTTCTGTTCAATCTTTTCTCTGTCTGGCTCATAACAGAAATCAAACTCATCATTCAAAAGGGAGATTATCCCAAGCAAATCGTCTATTTCTGCGTGGCATCTTTCACGATTGCTTAAATTATTTTTTCCATCATCATAAACTTCATTAAGACCAAATTGAGCTGTCTTCTGGGATATCTGCACAATTTCACTGGCCTCCTCTGATAGTTTGTTTAATAGATACTGTAGTCTATTCATCATCAAAACCCTCCAACATAATTCCTGTAAGATGGGGAAATACTATGCCATCATAATGCATTAGTGTAAGATGTCTTAATAATGTATCCATCAAACTGAAGTTAAAATTTTCCCCCAGAATTCCACAGATTCTAGTTTCGTTTATATCTGTGGTAATTCCCGCGTATGCTAAATCTCTTAATCTGCCTTCTAAAGCTAACTTATGGAGAAGACCTGTGATAACCACCAAGTCCTCTACTGGTTCGAGAGGATCTTTCGATATCTCTACACCTTCTCTAATCGGTCTGACATTATCCCCCTTGCCTTTATTTTTGTTTGCCATTAACTCTATCCTCTTCAAAAGCTATGATCCAATTCTTTACAGCTTCGGATCTTACTATATCTGATACTTCATTAAAGTCCACAGTACCCAAGGAAAGATTTTCATGTTTACTTGCTAAATTTATAAGATAGCGTAAGCCACTTGCATCTTTAAGTTCACTTTGAGAAATATCCCCTGCCAAAATCATTTTTGCATTCTGCCCTAAGCGAGTTACAAGTTTTTTGGCCTCATCTATAGACAAGTCTTCCGCCTCATCGCAAATAAAAACACAATTATTTGCTGAATACCCCTTAACTACTTCTAAGGGAAGGAAGACTATATCACCATTTTTAATAAGAAGGTCTAAATTATTTGCACCAAGGCGTTCTTTTAGAATATCTATTACAGGCATTAGCCATTGGGATAATTTTTCTATAGAAGAGCCAGTAAAAAATCCTAATGATTTACTATTAGATATATTAGGTCTTGTAAAAATTAGACGATTAATTTTGCCTAGTCTAAGCCAATCACAAGCTATTGCAGTTGGCATCCAAGTCTTGCTAGTCCCTGCATATCCAGTTGCTAATACTGTAGGGATGGAGAAATCTTCTATCAACTCTTTATAGACCTTTTGTTTTGCATTCATAGGTTTAATAGGTTTAGCTTTTATTTCTTCTTCCCTTTCGTGCTGAAATTTTTCTTTCGTTACTTTCTCAACACCATTTTCGATCTTTGATTTTCTTGTATTTCTTTTGTTATTAGCATTCTTCATAAGAAGTCTCCTTAATACATCAATAGGATATTACTTTATTCCCAACTACCTTTTGTACTTAAATTTTTAGACTCCTTATATCGATTTTCTAACCAACCAATCAAGTGGAGGTATGCACCACCTCCAACAAACCCAGTAAAAACATTTCCTGAAGCATAAGCAAGTGAATATAAAAGGATTCCCAACAGAATTCCAATTAATACATTTAATGTTTTGTTGCCTAGGATTCTATCTATCATACTTCTGACTCCTTCTGTTTGTCTAAGATAGCCTTAATTAAAGCAGCTTTACCTCTACCTGTCAAGGACATCGTGGCACCAATTAATTTTAGGTCATGAATGTCGTATTGCTCAAGTTCTTCTTTAGTATAGGCTATTTTTTTAGGCCCAACATGAACAGTAGGAGTTTCAGCAATAGGGTTTCTCATAGCCAATTCTGCCTGATAGGGCCCGCCTACACGAACGGCTTTTCTTGGGGGCAGTACAGCACCTCTCTTACCTGCGGCAATTATGCCTCGAATAAACACGAGAGGATCAGGGGCCGTCACCACCACTCTGTTATATTCTACACCTTCAGTCCAACGGGGTTGTGCAGACTTAGTAACATACTCTTCATATTTATCTTCGCTGATAAGCATTCTTACGGTAAAAGGTAAGGAGGAAATTCTTGGAAGAACTCTTGGCACTAATTCTCCACCCAAGAAAGCCGCATACATCACCTCTGAGACTAAGGTATTAAGATTGGTTCCGTGGATACGTATTTCTTTTTTAACTTTCTCTACAGGCTCTGTAGGAGCTTCTGAGACCACTTCTTCGGTTGATTCTGCTTCTTCAACTACTTCTTGTGTGATTATAGTATTTTCAACAGTTTCTTCTTTTGCTTTATTAGGTTTTTTAGCCATTAGTTTTCTCCTTTGTTTTTGGTTCGGGTGTGCAAATATACTCTAGTGTAGTACCATTTACAATTTCTTCAAAATTATCTTTGATATAATGTGTTTCTGGGGTCATACCTTTTTCCAGCATTCTTTTAGCTAAGTTGTCTCTAGCCTCTTTAACCTGCCCCATTACATTGTTAAATAATTCTTCTGCTCTAACTTTTGCATCCATAATGTTTTATCCTAAGTAAATTTTAAAATGCATTACCATTATATCACACTGAAGTCTTAAATTGATAGGGTTAAGACATATTTACCTATTTATTTGTGATATTGACTTTTGAGAGTCCAATACTGTATAATGGATAAAGAGATTAATATTTCTAGGTGTTCTAACGTAAAGACATTACACCTATTGTTCCTGAGAATCAGGTCCTACGGATTAGAGAGATATGTCAAGCTTAACGCATCACTCACCGGCTAATCCTAAAGTGTAAGAAGATGCAAGACACAATACTTGTTAGTGGCCATTATAAAATGGCTTAAGGGGGAGTAGCATGGACTCTGATTATAGAGGAAGCCCCTTGTGATGTAAAGATATAAATCACTTTACATTATCCCGTACTAGTTATAGTATGCTGCCTGTAGCGCAGAGAATCTTATGGCTCCAGCCTAATTGAATTCTGAGGATACTAACCTAATGGCTAATACTATTATGGTATGGCTATGGGTTAGTATTATCCAGAATTTATCCACCAGCCTAATTGAATTATACTTAGGAGTAATATATGGAACAGTATTTATGTAAGAATTGTAATAAGAGTAAGAATTTACATTTGGCCGTCACTTTTAATTGTCCTGTACCTTCAAGATTTCGTTCTTTTAAAGAGTATTCTGTTGACAAAATATATACACCCAACTACACTAAGCCTATTCCAGTGCCAAAATACACTATATAGGAGTTACTATGAATAAATTTCATGTTGGAGAGGACGTTATACTTGTTTCTGAGTTATTCCCACATAAGAATGGAGAATACGTAATTGAGGATGTATTATTCCAACCTTTCGTAATTTGCGAGGATATGACCTACCAAAATATCTATACTTACAAGCTTTTAGGGGCACCTATCGAGGTTGGTTATAACGGGTATTGGATAGAAAATTCGCTTCGCAAGAAGCATAAACCTAGTAGTGAATCTTACTCAGAATTACTTAAGTCTTTAAAGAGCGGAGTTATTAATGCCTAGACTAATAGCCAATGTTTATGATTATTTAGATAATGTTATTGCGTACAGAGAAAAACTAGGGTAAACTGAGTCAGTTAATTACGAGTTTCAAGTAAAAGAGTGAGAATATCGTAAAATAAACAATATATTTACAAAAGATTAAGAAAACACTTGCTTTTAGTATATCCAAGTGTGTTATAATGAATATAGAGATTAAGAAAACTTTCAGCAACCAAACTTTCAGGCTTATGAAACCAAGAGTTTTCTGTTTCTCTACTAATTAAAGAAGAATGTTTTCAGCAACAATTACTATTCCAAACTTTGGGTCACAGGTTCGAGTCCTGTCCACCGAGTAAAATTGGTGGTAGCTCAGTTGGTAGAGCAAAAGACAAGTAATAATACATTCTGTTAAGAAAGACTGCTTTCAGCAAACCTTACTAAAATCAGACCTACAAGTCCGACTAAAAGTATGCAGTCTGTTTAAATTAAAGAATCAGTTCAGCAACCAAAAATTATAGCCGTACACGGCTGTCAGTACTGTGATCTCATCACAAACAAGTGATTCTGTCAATTATTAAGGAGTTTATTATGATGTCATTATTTGAAGCGGTTAATGCACAAGCAAAAACCGATAATGGGGCAAAGGCGCATTTTTCGAGCCTGTCCAAATGCTTAGATCTATTCTACTTGGCTGGTGCTAGCCGTGGGAAGAATATCGAGAAAGAATTTTTAGACGCCTTGATTGAGAATCAAGATGTTGCATTGCGTATCTTACAGTGGTTACGTGATGTTAGGGGTGGAGCTGGGGAACGTCAACTGTTCCGTAATCTACTTAAATTTGCATATGCTAATGCAGGTAAAGCTGAGGTAATTCAAGCGTTGAATACCCTGCTCACCAAAATCCCTGAAATTGGTCGTTTTGATGACCTTTTGTGGGTATCTGAGAATATTCCTCAGATGAGTGATTTTGCAAGTCACATTTATAAAACAGAATTACAAGAAGGCAATGGTTTGGCCTTTAAATGGGTGCCTATTAAAGGCAATACAGCAAAGAAAGTTCGTAAGATGCTGGGTTTCAAGAAAGAGGCCGATTGGCGTAAGTACATTGTTGCAGGTCGTAAGACTGTTGAACAGAGTATGTGTGCAAAAGAATGGGATACTATAGAGTTTAACAAGGTCCCTTCTGTTGCTTCTGCACGCTATCAGAAAGCTTTTGGGCGTAATGCCACAGAACGTTATGGTAAATACTTGGAATCACTTAAGAAAGGTGAAACTACTATCCATGCTTCTGCCGTATACCCACATGACATTTATAAGTCTGTCTATCAAGGTAATGCTGAGATAGCAGAACAACAGTGGAATGCCCTTCCTAATTATATGGAAGGTAGTGAAGAACGTATTCTTCCACTGATTGATGTTTCTCGGAGTATGTATAAATCTGCTGGTGGCGATCGATATTTACAATGTGTTGATGTTGCAATATCTCTTGGTTGGTACATAGCTAGTCGTTCAGAGGGTATTTTTAAAGATGTGTTTATGACCTTTGAGTCTAGCCCAAGGCTATTAAAAATAGATGCAGGATCTTTAAAACAAAGATTTGATTTAATATCTAAAGCCCCTTGGGGTGGAAGTACTAATATTCAAGCTGCTTTTAAATTGATTCTAGATGCAGCAAAGGATGTTAATTTAGATCCTTCACAAATGCCTACCACTTTAGTTATTTTGAGTGATATGCAGTTTAATTGCAGTAATGTTGAAGGAAAGTCTGTGACTGCTTTTGACATGATGAAGAAAGAATTTGAAGCTGCTGGCTATCAAATTCCTAAAATTGTGTTTTGGAATCTTAATGCGGCTAACACCAGTAAGCCTGTGACCAAACACGAAACAGGAACAGCAATGGTGAGTGGTTATAGTCCTTCTATCATGAAGAGTGTTTTAGGCAAAGCCTCTAATCCTGAAGAAGTTATGTTGGAAACAGTGATGATTGAGAGGTATGCATTATAATGTTTGATCTTTTTACAAAATCAATTAGTAATGCTCTTAGTATTGGAGACTCCCTGATTTCTGGGGAGGACATTACAAAAGAGCAACTAACTCAGTTGATTAATGATGGGTTGGAGTTATACACAATTTCTACCCTGACCGGTATTGGTGTAGATGTATTGAAAGGGATGTTAGATGAGTAAGCTAGGTTTTATTGTGTCCCTTGTTACATTCTTTGGTGTAATATATTTCATATATGATTACAGTGAAGAAACAAGCTGTCCAGACACAGCTATTTATGTAAAATGTAAGAATTATTTTGATTAGTATAATGCGTGATTAGTGTAGTTGGTAACATGCCGTCCTTCCAAGTCGGTGTCTGGGGTTCGAGTCCCCAATCCCGCACCAAACAAGCCTGTGTGGCAGAGTGGCCATGCGAGGGATTGCAAATCCTTTTACGTGGGTTCGATTCCTACCACAGGCTCCAGAAAGGGCCTCTAGCTCAACTGGTTAGAGCAGCGACCTCATAAGTCGAAGGTTTCAAGTTCAAGTCTTGGGTGGCCCACCAAGAATTACGCAAGTATCGTCTAATTTGGAGAGGACGGGAGCAATCTGGTTCCAGATAAAGGTTCGAACCCTTTTACTTGCCCCAATAATAAATCTAGCATAAGCTAGACTGAGTGTGTTATGAGATGTCGGTGCTGTGATTCGGCCCTATCGTGGTCTGATTTAAGAATGAAGAAAGATGATGGAACTCCTGAGGATTTTTGTCATGAATGTCGTGGGGTAGTTTATACAATAAATATCCCAGAAGAGAAAGAATATATTCTACAGTATGCTGTAGAAGGTGTAAAACAACCAACAAATTTTGATGATTGATTATATTTATCAAAAAATAACTTTACAATAGTTAAAATTGATAGTATAATTAGAATGTACAGCGAATATTATATGATATTCATTTCTATCTTTAGGCTAGAGGCAAGTCGCTCTGTTTGGAACGGAGAAGTCGTAGGTTCGAGTCCTACAGGATAGACCAAATTTATTGATCACGAGCAAGCATGGTGTGAGCATCTGACTGTTAATCAGAATGGAGCTTGGTTCGATTCCAAGGTGATCAGCCATATTTAAAAGTAACTTTGACCAGTTGTAAGGGTTACGACCAGCTCTTCGGAGTTACCAATCCATGAATGGTTATAAAGAGTCACAGGATTAATAGCGGGATAGAGAAGCGGTAACTCGTCAGTCTCATAAGCTGAAAATCACCAGTTCGAATCTGGTTCCCGCTACCAATTATAGTTATGGGGTAGCATGTGCCAAGGGGGCGAGGGAGGTTTGCACCTTTCCTGTGGTGAGTTCGATTCTCACCTATTCCACCAATTTAGGAAGATAGCGTGGGTGGCCACAAACGGTCTTGAAAACCGTAGCCAGTGTGATGAGCGCTGAGGGTTCGACTCCTTTATTTTCCGCCATAGTTAAATGCGTAGGCTGAGTACGAGTGAACTCACCTGACTGTAAATCAGCTTCGAGAGATGTGGTGGTGCAAATTCCGCCCCTGCGCACCAGTTTAAGCCGCTTTAGCTCAATTGGGAGAGCGTACCCCTGTCAAGGGTAAGGTAATGGGATCGAAACCCATAAGTGGCGCCAATTTAAATGCGAGAGTGATGGAATAGGCATACATACTAGTCTTAGAAACTAGGTTTTGTGGGTTCAAGTCCCACCTTTCGTACCAATATGGAAAATAAACCAGATGGGTTCTGGAGCCGCCTGCTAAGCGGTCTGTACGTGCTAGCGTATGAGAATCGTGCTCTCTGTTTTCCGCCATATGAATATTATACTCGGTTAGTTCAATGGTAGAACAAACGCTTGATAAGCGTTAAACGCTGGATCGTTACCAGCACTGAGTACCATACTTCTTTAGTTTATTGGGATAGAATATAGAGCTACGAACTCTGTGGGGTTGGTTCGAATCCAGCAAGAAGTACCAAATTTTTAGATCGTTAGTTTAGTGGTAGAATGCGTGGCTCCAAACCATGAGATGTGAGTTCGATTCTTACACGGTCTGCCAAATTAAAGGAATTGTGGATCACAGGTAGATCATCGGCCTTTTAAGCCGACTTATGTTGGTTCAAATCCAACCAGTTCCACCAAACAGTGGTGACGTTATCTTAAGCGGAAAAGATCCAGAATGTGACTCTGGAGTATGTGATTTCGATTATCACACGTCACACCAAGTTTAATCAGCCTGTTAGCTCAATTGGTAGAGCACTAGACTTTGAATCTAGGTGTTACTGGTTCGAATCCAGTACGGGTTGCCAATGCTCGATTAGTTAAGTGGTATAACAGTTGCCTTGTAAGCATCTGTCGTGTGTTCGATTCACACATTGAGCACCATATTATGGTAATATAGCTGAGATGGATTAGCGCAAGCCTGAAGAGCTTGATAGATTGGTTCGATACCAATTGTTACCACCATTTTTAAAATGCTCTATTCGTCTACGTTTGGTTAGGACTACAGGTTTTCAACCTGTCAAACGGGGTTCGACTCCCCGATAGAGTACCATCTTCCAAGGTAATGTATGGCACCAAAACTTACGCCAGAACAAAAAGCTAAACAAAAGAAAGCCCTTAAAGAATTTCATAGTAACCCCGATAAAGCCACTTCTGCTGGCGTGATAAAAACCCCCCGAGCCCTTGGTAATGTCAGACGTAAACTGTCTGATCTTACAGACCCTGCGGCTGAAATTGTTAAACAAGCTATCGAAGGTGGCCTTGTTCCAGAACGTGAAGTTTGGAAAGGTACAGAAGATCAGCGTCATGAAATTCTTACAAATGATTCTAGTGCATCTTTCGAGATATTGATACTTCCCGATATGAGAGAAGTTGAAGTATTGGTTCGTTATGTCCCCGTCCCTACTCGCAGAGTTGAGATTGCTAAATGGGTCATTACTCAAGAGGCTAATCTTCTTAAGGCAGAACAAGAAGCTAAGATACGCAAACTTGAATTGCTTAAAAAGACAGAAGAATCAAAAGAAAATGGTTTGATACCAAAAGAAGATCCACAACAAGTAGCCAAAGAGTTTGGTGGTCCTAAAGCAGTGGCTGATTATGTCACCGCCTATGATTCTGAATGGGATGACGAAAGCTTTGAATATGAGTCAGATCCTGAAGAATAAGCGATAAAGTAATAATCGCTAGGTGGAGAAGGACTGAAGTATGTCAGTCCAGTAAATGATCGCATGGCAAGAAGTGGCGACTTTACAATTTAGTAAGTGATAATAATGACTATAGAAGTTACGAAAAAATTTCCAAGACCAATTAGTAAAAGACAGTGGCTTTATACAACATCTAAATGTGACGTAACATTATTTGGAGGAGCTGCTGGATCAGGTAAATCTGAGATTGGTGTAATAGATTTCTTAAAGTATATCTGGATACAGAATTTTATTGGAGTTATTACAAGAAGAACCACACCTCAGTTAAAAGGTGCTGGTGGTATTCTTACCAAGTGCCACAGAACATTCTCTTCATTATATCGATATGGCGAAGATTATGTTTGGAAAGAAAAAGATGGTAAATTCGTTTTTTATAAAAGAGATGAAGAAGGTAAAAAATACCAAGTCTCAGAAATTTATTTAAAACACTTTGAATACGAAAAAGATCATGAAAACTGGCAAGGTACAGAAGCAAATTTGTTTCTTGTAGACGAAGCAACACAGTTCACTCAATTCATGATTCAGTACATTATGAGTAGGATGAGAAATCCCTCATGCCCATCGATAGAACCTCACTTAAAACTTACTTGTAACCCTTTAGCAGATCACTTCTTAAGAGAGTGGGTTGAGCCCTATCTTAATCCTGATGGAACCCCAGACAGAAGTAAAGACGGTTTGATTCGTTACTTTACTTACAATGAAGGTGATTTCTGTTGGGGAGATTCTGTAGAAGAAGTTATTTACAAATCTGCTTGTGAAGCAAAAGATGTTCTATCGTTTACGTTTATCAGTGCTAACGTTTTTGATAATAAAATTGTTCAAGAAGTTAACCCCAAATATGTTGCTTGGCTTAAGGGTTTAAGGGGCGTAGAAAAGCAACGTCTGTTGTATGGAAACTGGAAAGTAAGAGAAGAAGCAAGTTCCTACTTTGACAGAAAGACAATGACAGAGATAATAGATCCTCCTGCATATAATCAATTCACCCGAATTGTTAGAGCTTACGATTTCGCTGGCACCCTGCCCCATGAAATGAACCGCTCCCCTGACTATACAGCTTCTGTAAAAATTGGGAAATTAAAAACAGGCAATTATGTAATTCTTGAAGTAAACAGAACTCGTATTCCTTTTGGGATGTGGGAAGAATTTATTTTAGAGAATGCAATGCGAGATGGAAATAAAGTAGACATCATCCTCCCCCAAGATCCTAACCCAATGGCTAAAGCAGAAACGGTTAGGCTTGCTAGAAGATTAAATGAAAATGGTTTTGCCACCACTATTCAACGTTCTGGTGAAGGCAAGCTTCAAAGCTTTAGACCTTTTGCTGCATCTGCTCAAATTGGTGTTATTGAAATCGTCAAGAATTGTGGTACAGATTTCTGGAATAAGTCCTATGGCACTAATGAATTTTTCTACAACGAGTTAGAAGCTTTCACAGGTGAGAGAAAGGGCGGAGAGTCTGGACACGATGATCTCGTAGACTGTTGTTCTCTTGGTTACTCTATTTTAGCTTCCAAATTCTCTATGCCAAGTGGATTCTTATCAGGAATAAAATCAGTTGATTTAACTAATAACAACCCACTTTTAAATATACGTTAACAAAGGAGCTATCTCTAAGATGGCAGTTATAGAAGATTTAGCTCCATTGAGCGCTGGTGAAGATATCCCTGCATTGAGGATGACAGAATCAGGCTACAATGGATTGATGGTTCTTGGTGGCCAGATATTCGAAGAATGCAATTATGAGTTAAGATGGCCTTGGTGCGTTAAAACTTATAAGAAAATGTTGAAGGATGGAACGATAGCGCCTGCTGTTGATTACGTCCAAACAATGATAGCAAGAGTTGGCTGGGACGTAGTTGCTCCAGAAGGATATGAAGAACAACTAAAATCTGAAGTTGCTTTTATTAAGTCTGTTAAAGACGATATGCAACATAGTTGGTTGTCTTTTATTAAGCAAGCAACATCTTTTGTCCCTTACGGCTTTGCCCCATTTGAAATAGTTCGTCGTTACAGACTACCAGAAAAAGGTAGTAGACACAATGATGGATTAGTTGGAATCAAAAAATTAGTTTTAAGATCTCAAGATACCATTGCCGGTTGGAAGTGGACGAATAAGGGAAGAGATTTATCTCATATTACTCAAAGAGTAAACATCCCTCAGAATAGAGATGACTACAGTCAAGGAACTTCCCCATCGCAAGATAATGGAAAGTCTTATGTAGATATCCCTGTAGAAAGAATGTTGCTTTTTCGTAACAACCCAATTAAAGACTCTCCTATAGGAACTTCCCCATTAAATTCAATTTGGGAATCTTGGAAATATAAAAAAGCTTTAGAAGAAAGTGAAGCCCAAGGTATCGCATCTGATTTACACGGTTTTAAAGTATTAGGTATCCCACCTCAATATATGAAACCTGATGCTACAGATGAGGATAAAGAAGTTTATGAATATTACAAAAAGATGATGCGTAATATTCACATTGGTAAAGAATCAGGAATGATTTTGCCAAGAGTGCTTGATGATAATGGTGAATCTTACTTTAATTTTGAAGTAGTTTCTGTAACAGGTAAAAAAGCTTTTGATATAAATCAAGTTATTGCCCGTTACCAGAAAGAAATTTTAACTGCATTGTATGCAGATTTCTTAGTTTTAGGTCAAGAAGGTGGAGGAAGCTTTGCCTTGTCTGAATCTAAAATGTCGATCGTTAAGATGGTTATAGAATCTAAGCTTGAAGAAATTCGAGACGTTCTAAATCATTACTTAATCCCCCGCTTATTTAAATGGAATGGATGGTCTACTGAAGTTTATCCTACATTTGAATATAAGGAAGTTTCTGAAATAAGTGTAGCAGAATTTGCTAAAGCATTACAACAAGCTGCTGCAACAGGAAATATATTAAAAACTCCTGAAAACATTAATGCTATTCAGAAAAAACTTGGACTACCTGCCAGAGTGGATAAAACAATGAGTCAGAATGAATTATTCGACTTGTTATCTCCAGAGACCTCTAGAAGTGGAGATGGTATGGGGGCAGGCCTAGGAAATGGTACAGGCAAATCTACAGGAAAGTCTGGAGATAGTAGCGCAAGTAATGCTAACAATAAATAGAGATAAATTATGAGTCATGAGCTATTAAGACTTACTACAAAACTATGTAATACCCCTCTCATGGTTTCAGAGCCTTATCTTGAAAAGGTTATGCAAATCGTACAGGAAAGAAATTTAGGTACTACTGAGCTTGCAGTTTCAGAAACAATTAAACCAAAACAAAGAAGCCTTAATTACATACCAGACCAAAAGCTTGGGATTGTAGATATACATGGTGGTATTACAGATATCCCATATTACGGCATGTGCGGTGAAGAAGGCGTAAGCCACCAACTTATTCGCGAAGAAGTAAAACAACTTATTGATATGGGTGCTAAAACCATTGTCTTTGATCAAGACAGTTGTGGTGGTAGTGCTCATATGGCTTTCGAGTCAGCAAACTATATAAGAGATCTTGCTGATGAGAATGACGTTAAATTAATTGGTTACATTTCTGCTTGTTCTTACTCTGCTTCTTATTGTTACACAGCAGTAATGCATGAAGTGATTTCAAATCCTTCAGCAGAAGCAGGAAGTATAGGTGTACGTGTTCAGTTGAGAAACATGAACGGGTACATGAAAAAATTAGGAATTGAAGACATCTATGTTACGGCAGGTGATGGCAAAGTTCCTTTTGACTCTGAGGGAAAATTCACTCAAGAGTTTTTAGATGACATACAGGCATCCGTGCTTGAGATGTACGATCAATTTACAGATCATGTCGCTATGTGGCGTGGTGTTGATAAGAAAGATGTTGTTGCACTTGGTGCAAGAACTTTCTCTTCTCAGAAGGCACAAGCTAATGGTCTAGTAGATAAAATAATGACCCTAGAAGAATTTAAATCTTACTTGGAAGAAATAACCCTTGGAGACGAAATGGATAATCCAATTTCAAATCTTTTCAAAACCAAAACAAAGGACAAAGAAATGTCTAAGCTAAATATGGAAGAGCTAGAAGCTTCCTTATCTGCATTACAAACAGAATTCACTCAATTCAAATTGAATTCTGAAACAGTTCTTGCAGGAAAAAATGAAGAGTTGGCTAATGCCTTAGCACAACTTAAAGCAATTAGTGATGAGAAAGCTGCACTTAAAACCGCAGGTCGTAAAGCTGAATTGGTTGCTGCTGTTGGTACTGCTCAAGCAGAAACTCTTTCTGTGTCATTGGCAAATCTAAGTGATGCAGATTTTCAATCTACTGTAAATATTCTTAAGCTTTCTAGAAGTGAAGCAGAAGAAAAATTTGAAGAAGTAGGTGAAGAAGGACAAGAAAATTTGTCCGATGAAGAAATGGATACTGCTTCTTTAGATACAGTTAGTAAAAACCGTGTTGCAGTTGACGCTGCTACAGAAAAATTCTTAGAACAAAGATACAATAACAAAGGTAAAAAATAATAATGGCTAGTGTAAATATTACTCAAGTATATGCATCTGATCTTATTCTTTGGGAGCCCCTAGCTCGCAATGGACGTGAAATGATCACTGTAAACTACGCAGGTGGAACCCTTAGTTTTGGGCACATTCTTTTTCGTGTAAAAAGTATTGACCCTACTGCTGCTTGGGCACCTTTAGTTAATGGATCAGATGTTCTGATTACTAACGAATACGCTGTTTTCCTTGGCGATCGTTATGATTTTAAAGACTCCCTAGTAGTTGCTGCTACCACTGCAACACCAGTTTTGGCAATTCGCCGTCAAGCACGTTTGAAAGAGACTCTTCCTAAAACTATCCATGTTGGTGGTTCTCTCAACCAAACACAGTTTAACCTTCTGAAAGAAGCTTTGAAAACTCAAGGCATTATTCTAGAAGATGTACTAACTGCCATCGTTTAATAAATTAGAAAGAGAGAAATAAATAAGATGACAATTAAAATTGTTCGTAGTCCTAGCAATAACAACAAGGTAGTTGATAAAACGTCTCTGTTGCTTCGCATTCCAAACCAATGGGGTTTGTTTGCACAACTTGGTATTTTTGAGCACGAGTATCTTACACAAAAAACTGTAATGATTCCACGTATCAGCATGACCAACTACATCATCGGGGATAAAAACTGGGGTGAACGTGCTTCTACCATCAACAAAGGCACAAAATCTTATGTGACTGTTGGTGTTCCTCACTTCCCATTAGATGAATCTATTCTTGCAAAAGATTTGGATGGAAATATTGTTTGGGAAGAAATTATGGGTGCAGAGACTCTTGAAACTCTTGCATCTTCTCAAGCTCGTAAACTTGAAGCAATTCGTAAGTCTCACGCACTTACTTTGGAAAACGCACGTATTCAGTTGATCAACAACGGGACTGTGTATGCTCCAAATGGTACATTGACTCAGTCTTATGGTTCTACCATTGACTGGTATCAAGAGTTTGGTGTTACTCGTACATCTTTGACTATGCGTCTGAATGATGAAACTGTTAACCCACAAGATGACATTGAACCAATTATTGCAGCTATCCAAGACAACATCAAAACTGGTGATGTTCCTGGCCAATTGATTGCAATTTGTGCTTCTGGTTTCTTCGATAAACTTCGTAGCCACCCATACGTAACTGATGCTGTGAAGTATCAAAACCTTTCTCAATCTGAGAAAATTCTGATGGGTCGTTTGACTGCAAACGAATATGGATTAGATGCTCGTTATCGTATCCTATACTTCGGTGATATCGTTTGGGTTTCTTACCGTGGTACTGGTATGACTCAACAAATCGATGCTAACGAAGCTCGTGTATTCCCACTGGATATTACAGATAACTTCAAAACTTATTTTGCTCCAGCAGAAACTTTCACTTCTATCAACAAAACTGCTCAAGAAGCTTATTTTGCTCAGAAGATGGATGACTGGGATAGTGAATTGCAAATTCGTTCTGAATCGAACTTCATCAACGTTGTTCGTCACCCAGAAGTTTTGGTTCGCGTATCTATCGCTCCTTAATAGATATCTTATAGTAAGAGGGTTAATTCCCTCTTATTATTTTTAAGATATTTTAGTTTGAAATGTTTTAAAAATAATAAGAGATAATCAACAACGAGTA